GCGATCTACCGAAAGAGGATCTGTATATGTGGGGATCTCCCTCCTTCTCGAAAAAGATACCGTTCGCCGGGCGAACACTTTATTTCTCGTATCCTTTTCAGTTTGATGAAAAAAAAAAAAAATAAAAAAAGAAACTAGATACGAAAACCAGAAACCCTTTCGAAATTCGAAATTGACCCCCTGATGGTCCCCCTCATATACATATAGGTGTTTAGAATAACCCTTTTGTTTTCAATAACTTACCGTGAAAAATCAGCTCGGAATCAGCTTGGAATAAGGTTGGAATCAGCTCGGAATAAGCCTGGAATCAGGGTAGGTGAATTTTTCCATTCCCTACTTTCCCCTTGTATCTCGCTATCTAAGGAGGAGAATTGGAACCTAGACCCAGTTCCATAATCCACACATCCAAAACGGCTAAACCCTTTGATCACAAGCACTTGCAGGCCGCCGGGAACCGTGCTACAATGGCTTGTGCGGCTGCGGCTGGCTCTTTCGTATCCCGCGCGCACCTTGCAGCCCTTGCTTCGGGTCTCACCTCCGCCAAAATGAGAGGTTCGCGACCCAAAAGTAGAAGTGGTGGGCCTTCAGGTCTTTGATAACCAAATACGCTCGCTACTCTGTGAATACTCCAGAGGAGAATGCCGAAGCTGCCCCGTCATGGGGGTCCGGCACCTACCTGATCTAGCTGAGCACTGACCCAAGCGATAATGTAGCACGCTGCACTTCTGGTTCCCACGTCTAACGAGGAGCCGGTTGGAATTCCCGCAAATAAGGAATTAAGCAGAAGTTATTAACCTAATGGCCCCACAAAAGACCGTGGTGAATATGGCCGGAGGGGAAGTTTGGACCACAGTGACATTCGTTAAACGCAGATCAAGGGTGCCCTGCGACGAGCAAGTAAGCCGAGCATGAGCATAGGGAAATTGACTATGTGGAAAGTTCTGTAGCTTGCCCGACTGAATACACCGGAATAGCTACTTAGAATTTTCTAGATGGCCTAATTTCGGGCGATTAAGGAGAAAGCATGGCTAAAACGAAAGCTCCTAAAGTTCCCATCTGCCGGGAAGTTTGGAGTATGGAATGGCGCACTGGTTCGTATCTCGAGTGGTGCTGTGAAGGGCTGTTCGAGGAGAGAAACGATGCTCTGGATTGGAAAGAGCAGCAGGCGCGCGTGAACCCCGGAATTCAGTATCGGGTCATCCCGCGAATTGTGCGGACTCCGAGCTACTGCGCGGCTTTTGCACGGGAGAAATCCAATGGCCGTTCTTAGCGTGTCGGGTCGGCCCACTTCGGAAACCAAGGGCGCGTATATTGAGCGCGTGTTTGAACTTCTCGAATCCTACGACTACCCGGACTTGGTCATGGGATTCGAAGAGCAGCAGGTTGGAATGGCAATGGCGAAAACTATTGACTCCTGCTGGATCTGCTCACTCTCAGAGCGCATGTGCGCGATCATTATCTGGTCGTTCACTTTCAACTCGCAGATCATTGAACCTGCGAAACGGGCTACTAAACACTAACTTCTGGAGACTACAGTGGAACAAAAAGACTACTACGTTTTTGTGCGCGAGCACCTTCTCTCAGGTTGGGTCCAAGACGACACGATCTGGAGCACGCACAACGAGGCGAAGGACGCAGCCGAGGAGATTTACAAAACTCGGAAGGATTTCTTCTCCACGCTGGCCGTTTGTGTGGCGGTTTCGGAGAACGGTGGCTTTCCTCACGCCTACTACACTTTGGAGAACGGCAGAGAAAAGAGTTCGGACGGCGAACAGTTTTCCAACGGTGTATTCGCTCACTTCTACCGCGAGGCAAAGCGCCTTGGAAAGAATGAGACCTCAGAGGAACTAGCAAAACAGATCAAGCGGTTCAAACAGGCCATATTCGAATACGCACGAAGCCTAAACTGCCGCATCGAAGACCCCAGGGTCATGAAAAAGATGACCTACGAGCGCGCGTTTATCATTGGCCTCACCGAGGTTCTCACGTCCCGCTCAGAGACCTAGACCATGTTACCGACGCTCTTTTGGGATCTTCAAGAGAGCGTCGCATAGATGGCCTAAATTCACATGGCGATTAACTTCTCAACCACGCAACATTTGAGAAACGCAGAGCAATGGAACAAAAAGACAAACTGTCGGAATTGGTGAATGAGGTAGATCAGGAAGCTCAGAAATTCGAGAGCTTTGACGACTACCTCGCAGCTCGTGAACAGCAGAATGGAAAGGCCGAGCAGACCGAATGGAAAAAATCTGTAAGCGATGCGGTGGTGAGCTTGCCGTCAAACGGGAGCGAAAAGGCGGACGCAATGGACGAATCGTCGAAACCCTCAAGTGTCGAGCCTGTTTCTCCAGCCAAAAGCCCGGAAGAAAAGCCGACGCCGAGACCGATTCCTCCAAGTAACAGCCTTCCTCGTCCACAGGCTGCGACCCCGCTCTTTGAACAGGAGCCGCTTCCCGAGCACGCTGCGAAGAGCATTGACTTCGTAATTACCAAGCTCGAGATCAAAGAGACCGAATGGGTCTCAGGTGGTGCGTTTATTTCGGAGCAGCAAATCGCTGTCCCCGAGCCGAACGAACCGAATTCGATTTACCTTGCAGGCCGTTCCTTCTCGGTCACGGCGGCCACGGACGAACAGGTCATTTCGAAGTTCCACGAGATCGAAGCCTACATTTACAAGGCGCGCGAATTTCAGAAGGGTCTGCGCTCGGGCCTTGCTGAGAGGTTGAACGGTCAGAGTTCCGAGAGAAAAGCGAAAATCAAGGAACTAGACAAAACCAAGCAGCACATTCTCGGGAATAACAAGGCTGCTGCAACTCGAATGAAGCAGGACCGGCCTGCTGCTCCTCCCAAGGGCGCAGGGATCAAGCTCGCAGACGTATACGCCGATGTTATGGGTGACTCGAAAGAGGAAGTCATCGACAAACTCAAGGCGTTGGGTAAGTTGGACGAAGCCACGATCGCACACGTCGAGAAGAAGTTCAAAGGAGCTAAGTAATGGGAAAACCCATCGCTACGCTCCGACAGACCTGTCCTTTCTGCGGCAAAGTTGCCGTGGAGACTAAGAGACAGGACATGATGACTCGGTGGTTCATTTTCCTCGAGTGCGGCCACTGCCTCATTCAAGACAAAATCGAGACACCGCTCGAAGACATCATCGTCGCACGAAACGGCCACAAGCCGTATGACTACCAGCTCAGGTCCGCTAAGTTTGCCGAGGAAGCGGGCCTGAACTGCATTCTGGCTCACGAGATGGGCGTCGGGAAAATGGTTATCGCTGCAATTCTCGCTAAGAGAAACGAAGCATCCATGTCCCCCATCCTTTTCGTAACCAAGTCCGGTCTCCGTTACAATACTTGGATGGAGTTCGTGAATTGGTCGAACGGAGAAATGATTCCCCAGATCATAGAGAACGGGAATCAGTTGCCCTACGTAGAATACTTCCCCATCGTCATCATCTCCTACGACACGCTGCGTCTGGTTCGCCCGGACGTGGATCTCGACTGGGAGAGGTTGAACGCTGTGGGTCTCGTCGGGGAAGAATTCACCAACGGTCGGACTGGTAAGAAACTGAAAAAGAACGTCATTCGTTGGGACGATGCAGTTTGCAGCCAGTTCAAATCAATCATTCTGGACGAGTGCCAGATGATCAAGAACCCCGCCTCCTCAAGGTGCCGTGCAATTAAGAAGATTGCCTCTGCATGGCAGCGCACCGGGTCCGAGCGACCGAGCGTCATGGGTCTCTCCGGCACCCCGATCAAGAACTCGGCTCACGAGTATGCGCCGATTCTGCATTTGGTCAACCCGACCTTGTATCCTTCTGAACAGCACTTCATCCAGAGGGAAACAACCCCGGTCGGTTCTGGCTCGCGTTGCATTCTCACCTATCCCGACCGCTTCCACGAGAAAACGAAGGGATTCATTCAACGGTTCACGAGGGCCGAAGTGCTACCTGAGCTACCTGCAATTTCCAGAATGTTCCGTCACGCCGAGATGGGTGGGGACGTTCTGGAGCGCTACAAGGCGGTGATCAAGGAGTTCCAAGAATTTATGTCCGACGTTGAGGAAATCAACTTCAAGGACATAAGCAACATTCTCGGATACTTCTCCAGAATGCGGCGGCTGACCGGAGAAGCGAAAGTTCCGGCAGCCACGGAGTTCGTTGAAGAATTTCTCACGTCCACCGACCGCAAGTTGGTCATATTCACGCATCACAATTCAACTCGCAAGATGCTCTACGCCGGTCTCTCCCGGCTCATCGACGAATTGAACAAGAGCGGTGAGTATGGCACGTTCGAACTTCCTCTCATGCTTATCTCGGACCTGACAATGGAGCAAAGGCAAGACGTGCTTGCCGAGTTCAAGGGTGTCAGGACTGAGAGAAGCTACGACGCGGAGAACAAACCGGTTCTGCTCGAAGTTCCAACCGGCAAGAATTTCCGCATCATGATCGCATCCACGCAGAGCGCAGGCGAAGGGCTGAACATGCAGTTCTGCTCCGACTGCCTCATGATGGAGCGACAGTGGAATCCCTCCAACGAAGAGCAGGCTGAAGCACGGTTTCCCCGACCGGGTCAGCTGGCCGACAAGATCATGGCGACCTACCTGATCGCCGCAGGTTCGATCGACGACTTCCTGACCGAGCTAGTCGAGAGGAAGCGTAGCATTCTCCACGCGACTCTGGATAACGTGGAGACAATTTGGGACGAGTCAGACCTCATGAGAGATTTGGCCGACGTTCTGAATCGCAACGGTCTCAAGAAATGGGCAGCCTAACTCGAGATTGGGGTCTTCGGACCCCTTTCTTTTTTCTCTGGTGAATATGGATAAAAGCGTTCCCCGTCGGCATACTCCAAAAGGCAAGGAATTCTGTGATGTGCCGGGCACTTCTTGCCTCTATGGTCCTGATGACCTCTGTATTAACTGTGCGCGAGAGAAAGGGTGGCGCGTCAGAGGACGCCCTCGATCTGGTCGACACATTCAATACGGCAACAAGACGATTTACGTGCGCGACTTCTCCAAGTGGGATAAAGCCATCGAGATGGCGAAGGCCCAAGGGATCAGCGTTTCTACTCTAATCGAATACGCGCTGGAGCGCCTGTTCGAGCCAGAGTCAGCATCGCAGGACAAGTTGCGTCGCATCGCAGAGATTCTCGCTGAGTAGTTCGAGGAATGCCCTGCCTGTGAGGGTATTCTTGGGTCTATGTCGGCAACCGGAACTGGAACTGGAGTCTCATCTTGCACGGAAAAGCGTCAGCGGTTCAGATGGCGCTCTCCGATCTTCCTTCAATGGAGACGGAGAGGCAGTGGGCACGTCTTACAGTTACTCCCCACATGGTCGCCATCTACTACGGTCCCATTCATTCCAACGGATTCGAGGAGGCCGCCATCGGCTCCTTGAGCTACTTCCCACAACCCGATGGCTCGGTCATGAAAGTGCGAGGGAGGCACTGTGGTTAACTGTCGTGCATGTTTAGAACCACAGCACTGCTCTTGCTTATGCTCCATCTGCGAGCAAGCGCGGAGGTTAATGAGTAACAGGGTAGACAAGGGCAAGGTCGCCCAGATGCAGGAAAGTCTCAGAGGCGAATTCGAAGCAATGCTGAATGTCCACACGGATCGCATCGCACAACTGGAAGAACAGATCAATGTGTTGCAGCAGACGATTCGTCAGTTGGGTGACGGCCTTGCTGAAGCGGCGGGAGTGAACGAAGAACTGAAGCAGGAATTGAATGCCGAGCGGCTGGAAGTCATCGGCGCTATTGCTCGCAAGGAAGCCGCGATGCGTGAGAGCGCGGCCAAGGAGGAGGTCATCATCAACCAGCTTCACAACCTCGGCGAGTTGCGTCGGGAACTTGATGCGCTGAAGGCGGAGGTGCGATGAAATCACGAAGGACTTACTTAAACTGGCAGGGAGGCTCCGCAACCTAGCGGGGATCTAATGCACCAAATGCTTACGTCAAAACAGCGGGATTACAAGTGGTCGCTCGTTTACTCGGGTAAGACCCAGAGCTACCAGCTTACCGAGCACCGGCTCATTGACGGCGAGTGGGTCAAGCTCAACTCGTCGGAATGGGACACGATCAACTCCGTTCTCAGTCACATCGAGGTCACGAACGAGAAGCGGTTGAAGGACGGGAGGCCGTAATGGGATACCTGTTCGCGATGGGTCGTTGCCTCTCCTGTGGGGCGATGGTAAGTTTCAACCCACGCAAGGTCCCATCCATCAAGGGAGAACCAATCTGTCAGTCGTGCTTCGAGCGTTGGTGCAAGCTGCATCCCGACTCACCGAGGCCCGACATCACCGGGGCGTATGAGCCTATCTCAGAGGAGGAACTCTGATGAAACAGGCTGGGAAAAACAAGCGGGTATCAACTCCGAGGCTACCGAAAAGGAGAGTCATGGTTTACAAGGTTTCAGACTTGAAGGCAGACATTGCTGGCCTTCCCGACGACGAGGAGATTGTGGTCGTTGTGGAGAACGAGCCGGACTACGAAGGTGACGCCATCGAATTGGAGGAGGGCGACATCCTCAACATCCAAGAGGCGGGTGGCTACGTCCGGGGGATGCGAGTTATCCGAGCGAGACCTCGGTGAGCGTATTCTTCAAGGTTCACTGTCCCTCCTGTGGCAGAGAACGCTCAGAGGAATTCGAGTGCTACACCGAGCAGGAGTTCCGGATCAGATGGGACAGGTGGGCACAGGGTCGGCATGTCAACGAGGCATTTCCAGAACTCTCCCCTAGACAACGGGAGGCCATGCAGACTGGAGTATGCGACTCTTGTTGGGAGAAGATCTTTGACGAACCCTCTACCAAAGGTTAAACAGCTTCCCCGTGAGCAAATCGTTGACGACATCTGCCAGCTCATACTGGTGATGCCGCTCACGAGGAGGCAGGTCGAGCAGCTCTACGACGCAATCACTCAGCGGAGGGAGAAGGAGAACCAGTAATGTGGGACCCGACTAAGTTCGACGGGATGTCGGTAGGTTTTTCTTCTGAAGGCACTAGGGTCTTCAAGTGCAGTGATTTTCCAAAAGAGAATTGCTGCACTTGTTGCCACACAAACAACTTCATCATTGCCATCTATCCGTGGTCATGCTATTCGGTCACGAAGAACCGGATGCCTGACCTCGGAGCTGGTGTCCGTGCTGAAGTTTGCTGTGGTCAATTCAACGGCGTAAGGCTCCTGCCAAGAGAATGGTGGATTTACCGATATGCCGAAAAAGAAGGTTGGAGTCAAGAAGAGGCAGAAAGGCTCTGTCACGCGGCCCCGAACGACTACTACAAAGTCTGGGGCCAAATCTCGGACTCCCATTACGCTAAGACCCCTGCAACTCGAACTGGGGCAAGTGCTAGACCTAGAACATCTAACAAGGCACCCTCTGGACTCAGAAGTAGGCTCAACGCGGACTCCAAGTGTCCCTCCTGCGGGTCAACTTGGGACCGAGCAATCTGCAACCAATGCGGATACGAAGGGTAGCTATCCCATAACTGTTCGGCAGGCGAACGCTTTGCTCGCTGAACTTGGACACTGTTGGATCACAGACCACGAGGTAATAAACCTTCTAGTAGATCTAGAAAAGTGGATCGTCAATAAGGAGTAGAAATGGCAAAGAGAATTAAGATTCGGAAAGACTCACACGTTCTCCTTCCAAGGAGCGTGGCTCGGCTCTTCCCGAAGGTCACAGTTGCTGTCGATGCAGACCAGTCTGTCGATATCAAGGTGTCGAAGAAGGACTGCACAGAGGCAAAGCAGATGGACCCATCCGAGTGCGCGTTGGCTCGGGCGGTTCGTCGAGACATGGAGGCTGACGGTGCTATCATCGGTCTCTCCTCGTCCTATATCATCCGAGGGAACAAAGCGATTCGCTTCTCGACCCCGGAGCGCGTGCAGAGAGAGATAGTATCATTCGACCGCAACCACGATTTCGCACCCGGAGATTACTTCCTGACTCCCAAGTCGCCTTCCTCGAGGATGGGTGCGCCACAATACAAGAAGAAAGCAGCACCAACGTCTGGAGCGAAGGTGGCTAAGAGGAAGGTGCATCATCCTGACCGCGTTCGGATTCTCATGCGAGGGGTCGAGTAATGCTCCTCACCTTCCGTGTCGCCGCTCCTCTTGGCCGAGCGAAAGAGTTCCAGGTCAAGCTCCTCGAAAACATGAAGCTCACTGACCTCAGGATTGTCTGGGAGATGGAGCAGTTCCTCAACGAGAAAACGGACCACCGCTGGCACATCAATGTCATTGGTGGTCCTGAGGACGCCGAGATCACAAAGAAGGAATAAATGAGGAATATCGCCATTGACTCGCAGATCCTGAACACCTTGGTCTCGTGTGGGCGCAAGGTCAAGATGCAGTTCATAGACAACTGGCGCCCCACAGAGAAGGCGGAGGCTCTGGAGAAGGGCGATTTGATGCATAAGATGCTCGCTTATTACCTCCGTGGTAAGAAGGCGGGCATGACCACGACGGACGCGGATCATGCGCTCCTGATCGCTGGTGCCATTGCAGAGGGGAGAAAGGAATACCTCCCCATGCAACTCTCTGTCGCGACTGCCGAGGAGGACATTAAGCAATTCAAGGAGAACGTCCTCTATTGGCAGCGCGACGGCTGGAAGGTTCTCGAAGTCGAGCAGAGCTTTTCCAAGGTCATTTACGAGAGGCCGGACACCCCAACGAGGCCCGGTCTCACCATTGCCTACGAGGGAATCATCGACGCCATCGTAGAGCATCCCTCACCCCACGGTATCTACATCGTGGACCACAAGACAGCATCTCGTCGGTCCAATCCCAACAAGCTGTCTAACCAGTTCATGGGTTATTGTTGGGCGCTCAACATGAATCAGGTCATCATCAACAAGATCGGATTCCAGAAGTCGATTCCGGCGTCCGAAAGGTTTCAGCGTCAGTTCATCTCATACGAGCGGGAGCTGATTCGGGAATGGGTTCAGCAGACGATCTATTGGGCACATGTCCTTGTCGGCTACATCGACCAGAACTACTTCCCGCCCAACTTCACGTCCTGCGACAAGTATTCAGGGTGCATCTTTCAACAGGTGTGCTGCTCGATACCACAGGTGCGCGAATTCAAGCTCAACTCTCAATACTATCAGGGTGATCCGTGGTCGCCGCACACCCGAGACAAGAAGGAGGAGGCCGTTGGCGAGACAGAGGCGTAGCGCCACCTCACTGAAGTGGGGTCACGACGTTCATAAGTATATCAAAGTAACCTTCAACCGGGAGGGGACCTCCACACTCTGGAAGTGCATCCTCACCAACTGCGGGCACTATCTGGTCAACGAGATGGTTCTCGGTAGGCAGTGCGTCTGCCATCGTTGCGAAAACATCTTCGAGATGACTCGGAAGAATCTCGACCAGCGCAAGCCACATTGTGTCACCTGCACCCGACCGGCAAACACGAAGGGGAGAAAGACCGAAGGCGAGGCAGAGATCACACAGATTCTAAACAACCTTGACGATCTCCTGAGGGTTGATTGATGCATCCTGAACTTGCAGCTCACATCAAAGACCTACAATTACGGAGGTCGGTGCTCCTCCGTAATATTGGCATCACTGTCATCGGGAGAACTTTGGAGTTTGCAGAGGACTCACTCAAGGCGCTAGGAGAGATTAGTGTCGATGAGTGGAAGAATGCTGTCAAGAACGTCTTTTGCGAGGAAATGGACAAACTCTGATGCCAAACGTGTTCGACATTGTGCTAGGGGGTCGCATCATGGCCCTCTTTATCAGCGACAATGGGAACGGGAAAACTGTCGCAGCAGGGTCGTTTCCCGGCCCCATTAAGTTCTTCGACTTCGACGGGAGAATGCAGCCGTTGAAGCTGTTCTATCCCAATAGGAGGGACATCACCTATGACCTCGTTGGAATGGAAGCCATCCGACCCGGCCCGAACTTCCCCGGTTGTATCTCGTTCATGGATTTCGCGCGAGAGTTTGAAGACCTCCAGGATCGGTGTCCTTGGGAGACGGTTGTGGTCGATTCTATCACAGCTCTTACTGCCACGGCTGTAGGTTTTCAACTCGGAATTAAGTCCAAAGAGGGAAAAGGGAAGAAGCTTACAAGCGGAATCCAAGTCCCCTCCTGGGACGAGTTCAATGGAGAGACTTCGGTCGTCCAGCAAATTCTCGACGTGTCCAAGGTTCTCCCCTGCAACGTCATCTTCACTGCTCACCCGGTCGACAAGAGCGTAGACGTTGGGGGTGGCACTCTCAAGAAAGCGAGGTCGATTGCAGCCTATGGAACCAAGACCCCCTCTCTGGTTCCCATATACTTCAACGAAATCTACCAATTCGGGGTTGAGCCACCTAGTGCTCCGAATGAGCCTGCACAGCGATTCGTCCTTACCCAACCGACCGGTAAGGATATGGCAAAGACTGCGCTCCCTCTGCCTCCACGCATTGACATTACCAATAAGCCTCTGTATCCGATTTTGCAGAAGTATTGTGCAGAGCACAATGTCAAGCTCCAGGGAAAGGCAGAGGAGGTAACTGCTTGAGACTCATCTGCTGGATCTGCCACAAATCGGTCAGCAATGAGGTTCCTGACGAAACCGTATTCAGGGCTATCGCAATTTGCCCTGAGTGCATCGAGGCTGACCGTGTTCGCTTCCCAGGCGACGCACCAAATTTCCCGGAGGATAAACCTGAGGAAATAAAACATGAATGGGAGTTCTACATGAACGGCTCATTCTGCAAGCGGTGTGGAGCAGCGATTGGGAGCGGCCAGCCTTGTAAATAGTTGGAGGATAATGGAATAAAGGCGTCGTATTACAACAAGCAAGTGCAGACAGGAGTAGACAAATGGCAATTCGCATGAACATTACGCCGCAAGACGTGAAGGCGCAGAAGATCGTCCGTCCAGGTTGGTATGGGGCGGAGATCAAGGAAGTCCGTCAGGAAGTCGCGTCGGACAAGGAGTCGATGAACACGCGCATCGACGTTGTCGGCCTGGATGGGGATGCAACGGACGTCCCGATCCCGACGTGGTTCTCGGAGAAGTTCCCGCAGTCGGCTATCCCCTTCATCAAGGCCACGGGAGGCAAGGTCTCGGAGGAGGAGGGCGTGGACCCCGACTACGACTTCGAGATGCAGGTGGGCAAGAGGGTGATGGTTCACATCGTCACCTCGCGCGGCAAGACGGGCAACGACAAGCCCCGCAACCAGATCGACGACTGGGCACCTTCATCCAGCGTGACTGAGGCCGCTCCGGTCGGTGGCTTCGGCGACTTCAAGTAGACCCCTCGACTCCCCGAAATTAATTCATGCGTCCCCTACATCAAAGTGAGGGGCACTAGAAAAGTGAATTGATTAGGTTGTGTGAATGCTTGGGAGCTGCGGTAAGCACGTAAAATGACGGAACTCCCACAACTTTTCATCTGGAGAATGCAATGACCGACAAGGACATCAAGGAAGCGGTGCAGAAGCGCCGTGAGGACGAGGACACGGGCGTTACGGAAACCGTGGTCAGGGACGAGACCGAGGACGACACGGACGAGGACGACGTCGCGGACGAAACGACGGATGACGACGACATTCCGTTCTAGTTAGGTAAGTTTGCCGGGAGGAATGGTGCGAGTCGTTACGAGTGAGGGTATGTCTCGCGTAACGGGGGGACGCAAGCCTCCCGGCAATTTTTCGCAGAGGGAAAGAATGAAGCTACCGATCGAGAGCATCTTTTACTCACCCTCAGAGGAGTCACCAGAGCTAGTATCTGACGTAGACAACATCGCATCGTCGCTCAAGGAACTCGGTCTCTCCCATCCCATCATTGTGCGGCCGAGGGATGAGGGTTACTTCCTGGTATCTGGGGAGAAGCGTTTGCGGGCCGCGATTAAACTGGAATGGAAGGAGATCGATGCCGAAGTCCGCGAAGTCGACGAAATCCAAGGCAAAATCATCCAGACCCACGAAAACCTTAAGCGGCACAATCTCCCGTGGTGGGAGGAGGCCCTCCTTATCGAGGCACTTCACAAGTTTCGACAGTCAGAATACGGTGAGGCTCCTACAGGTAGGCCCAAAAAAGACGCGGAAAAGACTGGATGGGGAGTCCGAGACACTGCTCGTGAGCTTGGCATCTCTCTCGGACCAATTGCAGAAGACCTCCAGCTCGCTAGGGCGGTCCAGCTTGACCCTTCTCTCCGTAACATTAGAGATAAAAAGACAGCTGTCCGGCTTGTCCGCATTGCTGCACAACGATTCGAGGCAGAAGAAGAAGCGGGCCTCGTCAACCAAGACCTAGCGGTCAACCAGTGCTATCTGGGAGATGCGGCGACCGTGCTCTCCAAGTTTCCCGCGCAGAGCATCGACCACTGCATAACTGACCCACCGTGGATCAAGTTCTTTCAGGAGGATTTGACCCTGGACCAGCGAACGATGCCGGTCTTCAAGGAGATCTACAGGGTGCTAAGACACGATGGGTTCCTGTTCTTCTTCTGTGGTCTGGACGACTACGCCTACTACTGCGGCTCCGATGTGCGGGACCACTCGACCGGCAAGCTAGTCCACACCAATGGAGAACTGGAGAGGCTTGGCTTCAAGGTCTCCAAGAACCCCATGATCTGGAACAAGACAAATGCACTCTCCCGACGAGGAGTTCGACCTTGGGAGTATGATAGGAACTTCGAGCTTGGGGTCATAGCTACTAAGGGATCACCAGCAATGACCTCTCCCACTGTCCTATCTGGGGTCAAGACATTTCCAGCTGTGCCACCCCAGAAGCTCCTGCATCCCAACGAGAAGCCGATTGAACTCGTGAAGGACATCATCGGCGACCTGACTTACAAGGGCAACATCATCCTGGACCCCTTCGGAGGTTCCTTCGTTACCGCAGCCGCAGCCAAAGAGCTAGATAGGAGATACATCGTATGCGAACGGGAGAAGAACTACTACGAGAGCGGGAAAGCACGACTGGGGCTAAAATGATTGAGATGCAGAAAGATGTGCTTGTTTACATCTCAGGCCCCATTACTCCAAACGGGGAGATGAGCACTGAGCAGAACGTAGCAGCCGCGCTCAAGGTGTTCATCAGACTCACGGGTGAGGGCATTCCCTCCATCTGCGTCCACCTGGGTGCCGCTTTCCCCTCTGCCTACGACCTCCACTACCACACTTGGATGGCCTACGATCTGGCTGTCCTAGGACACTGCACTCACATCCTGATGCTTCCGGGATGGGAGAAAAGTCCCGGCGCTGTCATGGAGCGCACCGTTGCTATCTCGAAACAAATCAAGATCGTTTATACGGTTGAGGAGCTTACGGAGATGGTATGGGGCAAGGAGAAAGAGTAGAAGGTCAAGGACCGTCCGACGCTAAGATAGTGATAGTTGGGGAGGCTCCGGGAGCAGACGAGGAGGAATCGGGCGTTCCGTTCTGTGGGCCATCGGGTAGGATGCTGAATGATTGGCTGCTTGAAGCAGGGATCAGAAAAAGCGAATGTTACGTCACTAACGTCGTCAAGTGGCGACCTCCCAACAACAATCTCAGGAAGCTGTCAGAGATAGGGCACAGCATTGAGGAGGGCATCCCTCAGCTCTGGCAGGAGATTGGAGCCATCAATCCGAACGTCATCCTGGCCTTGGGAAACCTCTCCCTAAACGTCCTGACTGGCAAAGGAAACGGCTTCACCGGGATTATGCACTACCGAGGTTCGGTCCTTCCCTCCTTGAACCTTGATAGTAAAGTCATCCCGACCATCCACCCTGCTGCTTTCCTGCACTCTGAAAACGCCGAGGGTGCAGGAGCCATGAAATACCAGATGAGGCATGTGGTTCGTTTCGACCTGAAGCGACTCAAAGAACAGAGTCTTTTCAAGCGATACTCTCCACCTGAGCGTAATCTGGAAATCATCAAGTCTCCCATCGCCCTCCAGAGATTCCTCGACCTCTACGCTGACAAGCACATCGTAAGCGTCGATATCGAGACAGTCTATGGTCTCCCAGTCTGCATAGCTTTGGCCTTCAATGAGTGGCACGCCGCAAGTGTTCCGCTCCTTGATATCCTGAGCTGGCAGAACTTGGAGGGGATAGCAGACCACCAGCTGTGCCAGATTTGGAAGATTCTCGCGGAGCTGTTCGGACGGGAGGACATTCTCGTCATAGGGCAGAACTTCAAGTTCGATCACGGGAAGCTAGAGGACGTCTGTGGTATCAAGATCAGGAACGTCTACTGCGACGTAATGCTTCTAGCTCATTCTCTGCATTGTGAGTTCGAGAAGAGCCAGGCTTTCCTTGCCTCCATCTACACAGAGGAACCCTACTACAAAGATGAGGGCCGGGAATTCAACTGGAAGAAAGACAAGGTAGACAGACTCCTGCTCTACAATGCCAAAGACGCTGCCGTCGCGTTCGAGATTTTCCTCCGCCTTACAGAAGCCGCGCGCGAATTGGTCGTGCCTGGATTTCCTAACTGGCTCGACGACTTCTTCTTCGGTTATGTGATGAAGCTGCATTACCTCTATAAGGACCTAGAGGAAGTGGGCATCTTAGCCGACGATAACCGAAGGAAAGAGCTGATCCTAGAGTATGAGGACAAGATTAAGTATGCCCAGCTTGACCTCGACGATATTGTTGGGCATCCGGTAAACGTGAGTTCTCCGAAGCAGGTCTCGGAGCTGCTCTACAAAGAGTTCAAACTCCCGATAAGGAAAGGTGTCGATGAGGATACATTGGTCGCTCTGGAAGCTAACTCCTGCAAGTTACCTTCCCACAAACGAGCTCTTGAACTCATCATCCATATCCGCCGATTACGTAAGTCCAAGGGGACTTACTTTGAGGCTAAGCCTGACTACGACGGACGGATGCGAACTAGTGTCAGAATCTGTGGAACTGAAACCGGGCGAAGCTCTAACAGTATCCTTAAGCAGCCCCTACGACCCGAAAAGATTGGACTCGCTTTCCAAACGATGACCAAGCACGGTGAGATAGGGGCGGAACTTCGCTCCTACTTCATCGCGGACCCAGGCTACTCATTCGTCGAAATCGACCTTTCGCAAGCGGAGGCTAGGATTGTTGCGCTCCTAGGACGAGATGAAAAAACCCTCAAGCTATTCGACGATAAGGTTGACATACATCGGCTCACATCAACCTGGATATTTGGTGTGGCCTTTGAAAAAGTCACTCCTGAGTTTAGGTTTATCGGCAAGACTACTCGACACGCTGGTAACTATGACATGGGCAAGAAAAGGCTCATGCAAATTGTTAATACTGACGCCAAGAAGTTCGGTATTAACATCAGCATTTCCGAGTGGCAGGGAGGAAAAATCCTCGAAAAGTTCCACCAGTTCAATCCTCCTATCCGTCAAGTCTTCCACAAGGAAATCAGGGATGCGATTGACAAGAACGACCGTGTCCTTGTCTCTCCTTTTGGACGATACCGCAAATTCTTTGGTAGATGGGGAGATGAGCTCTACCGAGAAGCCTACGCACATATACCACAGTCAACTGTCCCGGACCACCTTAGACAGGCTGGGTTACGAGCTCTTCCTCGCTTCTGGGCGGACAAGGTTCTCCCACGCTTCATCGGAGGCAAAACCCCGTTCGTAGTGGAGGCTCACGACGCATTCGTTGGCTTAGTCCCCAATGATTACGTCGAGAGATACGTGCAGATCATGACTGAGGAGTTGAATAAGCCCATCGACTTCGCTAACTGCACCCTCTCTCGTGGCAAGCTGATAATCCCGTCAGAAGCCAAGGTCGGACGGAACTACAAGGAGTGCAAAGTTAAGGGCTGTAGAGGATGTGATGGAATGCACGATTACTTACCAGTAGCAGCTTAAGGGGACGAGATGACATGGCTGGACCATCTGATGTCAGTAACTAAGGAGTCAGAGAGTCCTAGAAAGTATTACTACTGGGCCGGTATGTCAGCCATCGCAGCAGTCGTGAAAAATCAGGTGTATCTTGACAAGTTCTATTACAAGCTATACCCTAACATTTACGTCCTGCTCGTGGGTAAATCCGGGATCAGAAAGGGGCCACCCGTAGCACTAGCGAAACGGTTGGTCACAGAGGTAGGTAATACTCGGGTCATTTCGGGAAGGGCAAGTATCCAAGCGATTATCACTGAGCTTCAGAAAGCCAAGACCAGTGATAATGGAGGCCCTCCCTTGACTGACGCTTCTGGGTTCCTGACGACTTCGGAGTTTGCAAGTTTCATCATCCAAGACCAACAAGCACTAACCATCCTCACAGACCTATACGACGGTGACTACAACCCCGAATGGACAAACCTCACCAAAGGCAGCGGCTCTGAAAAGCTGAAGAATCCGTGTCTGACGATGATTGGAGCGAGTAACGAAGTTCACTTCAAGGATGCTGTCCCGGACAACGCACTTGGAGGCGGCTTCGTTGCGCGCACCAATATCATCCATGCAGACAGGAAGAGCATCGTCAACCCACTGACCAGCAAGCCTAAGGAGTCTATCGAGATTCCAGAACTTGCGAAGTATCTGAAGGTTCTCTCTCAGCTTCGTGGTCAGTTCACGTATTCAGACGGTGCTCGGGAGATTTACAACAAGTGGTATGCGGACTTCTCCGATGGGGAGTATACGGATACCACAGGGACCATCGAGCGGTTGCACGACCACATCCTGAAGGCTGCAATGCTTATCTCCCTCTCCAGAAAGGTCAACCTAGTCTTGGAGGAGGAAGATGTGCAAGAGGCTATTATCGCCTGTCAGGACTTCGTGCCGGGTGCGCGCAGGGTTTCTATGGGAGGCGGGAAGTCGATAACTTCGGTGGGGACTGCGACCTTCCTGAAGGAGTTGCTCTCGCGGAAAGAACACGGCTACGCTATGACCAGAGTCAATATGCTCAAGAAGCATTGGGCAGACTTTGACTCCTACGAGCTAGACCGAATTGCAGAATCCCTAGAGGCTCAGAAGGCGGTAACGATTAAGTTGATTTCTCTCAATGGTAGCACGAAGAAGGAGATTGTCTATGTCTTGACTACAGCCGTAGTTGAGAACTACTCGAAGATGCAGAAGGAGGGGAATTAATCCCTCCGACTGCGCCTGTTGGAACTCTTAGGCCTCGCCCGACCGGCGGGGCTTTTCTTTTCCCAGATTCGCGTATCCCCTTCCTTACCCCAGAGACTCGCATCTCCTCCCTTCTTCTCAAATAGCCGCGCAAAACCTGGCTTCTGGAAGGGAGCAAAGGGGTCCGTGATCGATTTGTGAACCGACCATTCGGGTATGGGAGAGAATCCCTGAACTGCTTTCTCACCTGCGGTCGGTAGGGCACCGAGGAGGAACGGGAGAGCATATGGCCCCATCAGAGCGGAGGCCAAAGCAATTTTCTTCGGGTCATCTGTCTGCGTTCCCATCGCAGCACCAGCTCCGATTGCACCGGCTCCGATACCCTTGTGTTTCCACGCGCGCTCGAATCCTTGCTTCATGGTATTCGCGGGCGTCTTTTGGAAGGGCACCAGGAGCTTACCAAGAGGAGTCTGCAAGCCTAGGGATTTACCGAAGGTAGTTGGAGAAGTCAGGAGGATCTCCTTAGCTTCCTTTTCGGTCATCCCCGCTCTTTGCAGGCTCTTCGTCGACATTTCATCAAATGCACCCATGACACGACCAGGAATGTTGAACTTACCAAACCCTAGGTCGTTAGCATCCGGTGTGACAGCTCCCGCCTTCCATCCTGCCTTCAAATTCTTCCAGTTTTCCCCCGTATTCATAAGCTCCTGGAGAGGTTTCATCGACTTCCTCTCCATCGACGCAAATGCGTGTGCTCCCACGTTCCCTAGCATCGACTTGGGAATTGCCAGACCTGACAGCATCGCCGTCATTCTAGCCTGGAGCATCGCATTCCACGCCTTCTCCCCAATCCCTGCTGGTTTGTTCGGAACCGCTCCCGCACCCGTAGAAGGAGGCTGCCCTCCCGGAGGTGGAGAAGCTCCAGGTCTCGGAGAAGGTGGATTCCCTCCTCCCGGCACCCGACCCCTGTTCGCTCCACCCGCCGCTGCTTGAGCTCTTGCAGCCTTAATCCGCGCCTGCTCCCGAGCCATTGGTCCAATGTCCCTACCTACAGCTCCCGTTTCACTCTTACCAAGTTGTCGAACTAGACGCTGATAGAGGCTCTCTCCAAGTTCGTCAGATTCGGCGTTATCCATTGCCCTTCGGAACTTTCGAGCTTCTTTTTGACCAGCCTCCCGAAATGGGCTGTCGTATTCCGTCATCCCACGAGCTTCACGGAACCAGGAGTCCCTTGGAGACCAGTCCTCTACTTGGTAATCGACACCCTGACCAGTCTCCAATCCAGCGGTTGACCTATGATGCCCATCTAGAATCTGGTAGTTCCCATCTTCATCAATAGATACCACAGGCTTACTTCTGCTGGCTGCTTTCGGATTGCTGACACCATACTTCTTGACAGACTCTACCTGAGCGCGGTCGATGGTATCCTGACTTGCATACCAATCCTTGTTCGGAACCATTCGACCCTGCTCGATAGTCGGACCTCTGAACTCCGTCTCGTCTCGAGCTAGCATCTTGTTTCCAGGATAGTCCTCTGCATCTCGGAAAGGGGGAGGCTCCCGATTACTACCCCTTGCCTCCGGCTGGAACCTTCTGACCCTATCCCGAACTCGATCCTGATTGATTCTGAACTGCCGGAAGATTTCATCCATCGCTTCTTCATGCGTGAACTTAGGATTCTCACGCATCATGAAGTCCATGTCTTGCTCGAACTTCTCCGGAGCTAAATCCTGCCGTCTCTGGAAGTTTTGCATATCTTCATGAAGCTCCTGCTCCTTCATGAATTTAGCCCACTTCGCATCTTTATCAGCAGCCCATTCAGGATTGTCAGAGCTAGGCCTCGATGGGATACCTTCCTCCCCAAATTCCTCTGCTAGTTCGGATCTCTGACGCATCAAATCGTCAGTGCCCGGACCCACCGCTCCAGTCTCATCCTTCATGCGCTTCCAGAGGGCCATTCTTTCCGGTCCCCTGACGACCTCAGGTCCAGGTTCCATCGGAGCACGACCCGGACCCATTGGCTCTGGAGGAGGTTCTACCACTCTTTTCTTCGCCTCCCTAACTAGAGCCTGCCTCCTCTGCCTTTCGGTAATTGGCCCAATATCCCTCCCAACCGCTCCAGTTTCGTTCTTCAACCTTGTTGGAATAGCGTTTGCCAGCCGGTCCTTGAGGGAGGTCGGTTGTCTCGGAGAAGCTGCCCTCTTGACCAGAATGTCAGCAGCCTGCGTATTTCCTTCTGCTGCCAGAGCTTGAAGCTCAGAGGTTTTCATCGCTCCCAGATTTGGCCCCTGAACAGGAGCAGCAGTGGCGACGGGAGCAGCTTCCCTCTGGGTCATTGCCTGCAGTTTCTTTGCAGCCGCTATGACTTCAGGGGGTGTCGCCTCAACTTTTTTTGGTGCTGGCCCCGTTCTGGTCGGAGGAGGATACTTTGACTTTGCCTTCGGTTTTGCTGCTGGAGTTATCGGCTTTCCTTTGAGGAGCTTCGCAGCCTCCGCTTCAGTCACGCGCGCTCGAGCCGCAGCTTCCTCTAGGCCATACTTATCGACCATCTGCGGGAAGTCCATGCTGAAGCCCTTTTCGGGCCGGAGCTGTCCCTGAGGATTGAGACGCAACCCTGGAGTCGGAGGCTCAACAGTCTCGCCTCTCCAGTTGTAAGTGAGGCCTTCGTCCGAGATTCCCTGCGCGCTCCGCTTATATCTGTCAGGGACCAAAGCCTCGAACGCTTCCTTCTCAGGAGTTCGTGCCCCTCCCATCCCAGCAGAGACATTAGAGACTCGACCCTTCTCTACGACACCCTGAATTGGAGCCTCCGGGAGGTGCTCGACTCCTGCTGGACCCGCCCTGAATCTGGGAGGCCCAGGCAACTGGCTTTGCGGGAGAGGAGGAGGTGTTTCTGCATTCTCCGGGAGCATTCTTCCATAGCGTGGAACTCTAGAGGTCTGACCCTGCATCGGGATCGTTCGAGGCTGGGTTGTCAGAGTAGGAGGACCACCAGCTAACTGAGGTCCACCGATAGGTCGAGGCTGAGGGACCATCGGAGTCCCATGAATTCCAGTAGTCGTTGTAGGAAGTGCTCCAATATCTTGAAGGCCAACATTCCCCACATTCGAAGTTGCAGAAGGTCGAGGCTTTCCTCCAGGATTCCGCATCCCGAGAACACCAAAGCCTATCTCTGCAAGCCCGCCTCCAGCCCTCCGATAATCCCCCTCCGAAAGACCCCCACCCACTTCTCCCAAACCATGTCCAGTCTGAAGAACTCCTGCTCCCTGGGCTACACGACCAGCTATCATAGGGATAGCTCTGCCTGCTGCCATACTCTCCCCGAGGAGAGGTGCAGCTGCTCCACCCGAAGCTACCGTCGCAGCCACAGTTCCGACCCCAAGAGGAGAGGTGAGACCAGAACCTAAGCCTCCGATAACTCGGGCAGCATTCGCTCCAACTCTCCTGCCATAACTCGAACCAGCTTTGTCGAAGACACTATCTCCACTACCTTCGATGCTGCGAGCAATATTCTCCCCTACTTCAGCAGGTTTATCCCAGAGAGGAGTATTTGCCTTCTGCCAAAGAGATTTCTCCCCTCCTGTCTCTGCTTGGTATTTATCCAGGAGGGCACTCTGCTCCGCCTCAATTTCAGCGAAACTTCGACGAACTGGCCTTTCTCCTCGGGGCATTAGAAACCTCCCCCTGCAATAATCTCAGCTTCCAACGCTCTGAGGACCGTCTGGTATGCCTGCCATTCCTGAGGAGAGAAGTCTCCCGGTCCCTTGGGAGCATCCTTGGTGCCTACGAATTTGCCCCACTTCGGATGGTCCATGAGTTTGTCGAGAGCCAGCTCACGCGCACTGGTTTGTGAGGCAGGAGTCGGTAGCTTTCCTTCTTCGGCTTGATCAATTCGCTGCTGAGCCTGTCCGATTCTGGTCCCAGCGAGGGCAGTATTTACCCCGAACTCATTCTGTCTCTGGGTCAGATTTCCAGCAGAAGTATTAGCTTGCATCCGAGAGGTCTGGGCGTTCATCCGAGAAATCTCAAGTTGTGCATCCTGAGGAGTCTTGGCTGCAATCATCTTGGTATCGCTCGGGTCTTTACTGTTGACCGCGAGGAACCCACCTTGTGTTGCGTGTAGAGCGTAAGTGGGCTTCGTCGAGGCTTCCGCTCTCATGATGTTCGCACGAGCGTTCTCCGCAGCAGTCCCTTCAAGCGCCCGATTGTGCTGTCCCTGTTGCAGGAACTTCTCGTGTTCCAGCCCCATCCTCGAGGCATCCCGAATTGCTTCCATCCGGGATTCCCGCTCGTCCTGCTCCATCCCAGCCTGTTCTTCCAACCCAGAGAGCTGACCAGAGTATTCCTCCATAGCCCTCCGATATGGTTCCCTGTTGAGACCCATAGCAGTAGTGATTCCCTTGCCAGCATCTTTCAAACCTGCAGAGAATCCAGAGAGGGCGGAGGCAGTTCGAGTCCAGGCATTTGGCTTATATTCCTCCTCCTGCGGTCGGTTCTGGAGGGCAGTCTTGTAAGCCGTCATTCCTGGCGTCTGCTCGTTCCGAATATCCTGAATCATCCGATAGTATCTGGACGAGTCATCCTCATCCTCGGTTGGGATCTGAATCTCCGGTTGCTGGAAGCTCACCCCTTTTGGGCCGATGGGAGTCTCGGGGGCGTCGGGAGTGCTAAAGTTGCCCTTGTAGGGGCCGAGTCTCTTACCACCCATGATGCTATTGAGACGATACGAGTCCATTAGTCCCATGTTACTTCTTCTTCTTCCCGAAGCCGAGGGCACCGGCTCCCGTCATCAAGCCACCCGCACCACCTGCAAGGCTACCTGCCAAACCAACCCAATCTGTCTTAGGGTTATTTGCCATTCTCGCATCGTAGGTTGTGCTCTGTTGACCGTAGGCTAGATCCCGACCCGCCCGATTCGCCCCGAGATACATATCGACCTCGGCTGGTTTACTCGTGTAAAGAGAGTTCATGCCTTCGAGACCAGCGAGGCGATTTCCTGCGTTGAACTGAGCTTCCCACTGCCGATTGTAGTCGCCCCGAGCAGCAGCCGCCGCAGCAGATTGAGCCGCTCGATTTGCCTCTGCCTCTGCCTGCGCTGCCAGACCCTCCGTGCCGAACATCTTGCCCTTCTGGAGGAGCCCCTGCATCTCTAGCTCATTCGCTCCAGCAGATGAAGCAGAAGTTCCACGAGTCCGCGCAATGTCTGAAACCATCCCGGTTTCGGCTTGGGTGGCTCCAGTGAGGCCCGCTGCCTTGTTACGAGAGAGGAGTTCTTGGAGTCCCTGCTCGGAGGAGGACATCTGCTGTCCACCCCACTGCTGACCCTTCCTCTTCGTATCCGAAATTCCAAGCTCGGTATCCAGGGCTGCTCGTTGTGCGTTGTAGGCTTGATCCCGAGCAGACCGTTGAGCCATCGCCTGCCGACCAGGGCCGTATCCACCTTGGATAGCCCCCATTCGGTTCGACTCATCCTGCATCGTCTTGTAATACGACGGGATGACCGAATTCCCACGCGCTCGCATGTTCCCCATGTCCTGGGCGGATAGGCCACCTGTCTTGGCCCAGTCCTCAAACATGCCCCCACCACGAATCCTCGCCTGACCCGCAGCGTCTACCCCTCCCGTCCGACCCATCTCCTTGAACGCGTCGATGTTACCCTGCATCGAGGCCATTCGAGCTGGGTCCCAACCACCAGTTTTCTGGAGTTCGGTAAGAGTTCCCTGATGCGTGTCGAAAAGCGTCCGATCCGCCCCTCCAGTTTCGAGGAACTTCTTGTAGGAATCGGTAGAGAGCTGACCTCGTTCGTCTGCAGCAGCAGGAGCATACCCGCCACCTCCGCCTCCACCACCTCCACCGCCACCTCCCGCTCCTTGGAGGTCTGGAGAGCCGTAGTTGTATTTCCCCTCTGAGAAGTCCTTGAAGCCCCCATACTGGACCCCATACATATCACCCGCACGAGACTGCGCTCCGGTTAGACCAGTGTTGACCGCTCCCATGTAGGTATTGTGCTCTTGGGTGGCCTTGGTCCTATCCGTGTCGATCATCGTGTTGGTCTTTTTCCCTTCCTTACCTCCACCCATATTACACCTTCCTCAATAGAAGTTCGCCAGGATTATCGACTAGCTCGAAGCCAAAATGATTGATGAGGATGGATGCGAAGGAAGGATCTCGGATGAAACAGTAAATATCTTCTAGCCCAGATGATTGCGTGCCGCGAAAAGCCTCTAATAAAAGCCCCTTGAGAGCTTCTACCTTATTTCTCTGCGAAGAATCCTTATCGAGGATTATCATAGCCTCGGCAAAGAGCTTGACTTGCCCGTAAGCAACGACCTTCCCGTCCTCCTCGGCTACCCACTCGACCAAGCGAGTCTCACGGTTCGGGACGGAAAAGTCGTTGCTGTGGTGCTTCTTCCAGATTTCGTCTATGGCGAGCATATCCGAATCCTGGAACGGTCTGATAATCATTCACCCTTTTCGAGCGTGAAGGATTCCCAGGCGTGAGGATCACCTTCCTTGCCGATCAGCGTGATTTCCTGATCCGGAACGGTTGGTCCCCCACCGAGAATACCCGCAAGGAGGCCGGAGTTCGTTCGGAGTGCAATCTTGTCCCCGTAGACGACGCCGGTGAAGTTGGCGATAGCTTGCTGAATGCTGTCGTCAATCATCGCTTGAACCTGAGCCTCGGTCAGACCGCCACCGACGATGACTGCTGGAGGAGGACCAGTTCCGGGAGGCACTTCCGAGACTCCCTGGACCGGCGAGTAGGCGAATCCGGAGATGTATTTCCACGCCCAGATGAGGCCGCCATTGGGACCGTCCTCGATGACCTGGATCTGTCGCGTGTAGTAACCCTGGTCGTCGGACGACTGACTCGGCAGGAAGATGCGCCCTCGGGGACCACCACTGCCCCACATCTGAGTGAACCCGAACATCGGCCAAAGCGCGTCGGCCTTGAGTCCAGGTGTGTAGACGTTGTGAGGCAGATTGGTGTTCTGCATTACGCTCGCCCAGTCGTTCGCGGGCTGACCGATCGTGCGGCTGAAAAGGGTGAAGATGTAGTCCTGCGCGTCGGATTCGGTCTGCGGGCATCGATTCAAGTCGTAAGCCATTTAGATTTTCCTCTCTAGAAGTTTGGCCTCGTAGCCTAGGGCCGGATCAACACCGACAGCGACTACGGAGAACAGGTTGTTGATTTCACCGTCGAATCCATGCATCCACGTATTGTAAGTGGATAGGAGGAGAAGCTTGGAATGTGAACTAATCGCCTGGAGCAAGTCAATCGCCTGCTCCTTATTCACCTCATGTAACCTCTCCACAGACATTAAGGTTATCTGATACTCTCCCTCCCACTCGAAATCGTAGATGTCACTTTGGATGAAATTCCAGGTGTCACCGACCATGTCCTTGGTATCGACACCATAGAGTGTTACCTCTTGGTGCTCCTTCTTGATAGCTTTCAGGAGGCGTCCATTACCGCAGCCAAGATCTAGAACTCGACCGATAACACCTCCCCCAATCTGGTTAGGTAGCATCGAGAGGATGAACCGATGCGCAGCCACCATCGAACTCCGAGAACCGAATCCATTATCCAGGAAGTCGGAGTCATTGCTCTTAGCGAACTTCAGATGCCGAACCTGCTGGAATGGAAAGACGTTTGCACTTGCCCCACCCTCAGGATAGTAGTCGGAGGCAAGACTCACCTCAGAGGTAGAAGGGAGAGGGTCGGTCGCGTTTATCAACTTGAATAGAGGCGTAGTGAGGATGGCAACTCCGTGGAGAGAGGACCACTTCATCGGCATAGCCAAGAGGGTCTTCATCCAGTTTATGATTTCGGTCTGATGCTCACATTTCGCCATGACCTCGAACATATCCATCCCTACCTTACAGGATGGCCTACATGAGATAGTGCATGGCAGATGTGAAACGGCTCTGACTCCGAGCTGTCGGAGGAGCACGTTGTTATACATCAAGTTCTTCTCATTCGGGTCGTCATAGGAGTGGTAGGTGAGGTCTCTCCACCCCTCCTCCGTCCAGTGCTTCTTGAAGGATTCGATGCAACAGGGAGGATAACCAAGTGCTCGACCTATTGCTACCTGATTTCCTTCCTTCCAATACCCCTGGAAATGAGCTGGAGCCTTCCCATAGTAAACCCGATAGGTGAATGGCTTCCCCTGCTCATAGGGGATTCTAGCATTCCCGTAGGAAAGACCAGACTCCCCCTCTAGTTCTAGGATGACCATTGGAACCTTGTTCTCCATAGCCCAATGTTGAACCATCGGGAGGTCCATAGGAGGAACAGATTGAAGAATTCCAGGTCTTACTCCATGAAGGAGTGCTGCCCTCTCGATGTAAGGCCAGTTCGCAGCGATTGCGCGGATTCTTTCTTCCCACAGATCCTTCGCTTCCTCAGAAACCCAGATGGTCCTGAAGAAGTCCGGGATGGTAAAATCAAGACGCTTTAGTTTGTCAGTAACCATTCTGGTTTCTCGGTGCAGAATACAGCTTCAACTCCAGGACCGTAATCCGTATGATCCCCATGCTTGTCGCCATGAGGAATATCTCCGTGCTTGTCCCCATGCTCGTTGTTCTGAGGAGAGGCCCAACGATTCATCAGAGCCTCTTCCTTCTGCTTCACAACTTCAGGAGGTAGGAGTCGATCCTTGTTATCCTCTGAAATGGCGTCGAAGAGGGAATACCAAAGACGACACTCTAGGCTTCGGTTTCGCCAATCTCCGTCGATTGCAGTGCCCGGACACTGACCCTTACAGAAAGCAAAATACTTACATCCTGCGCATCCGCCGTGTTCTTGAGGAGTGTGATAAAGCGCAACATAGCGTTCGAATCCGGGGGTATCAGCCTTGAGCCAGTTGACGCCGTCCTTATAAGCTCTACCACAATTTGACATTGATCCATCGGGATTGATTCCTTGAACGGCTTCGGTAGTCTGGGGGTCGCAAGCGTGCCAGACGCAGTTGGCTCTTGGCTCCATCTCTGTGAGGAGCGAACGAATATCGACGAACGGGTTTATCCAGAACTTCGTCCCTTTCGACCACTCATAGAGCTGGAGGAAGTTCCTTATGGTTTCGGCTTCGGAGAGGGCGGGTTCCGTTTGTCCGCACTCTTGCTCCATTTCGTGGAAGTTAAGGTAGCGTAAGCCTCGTAGAGCAAGAGAATCAAGCCAGCGAGTGAGAGCAGGAATATCATTGTTCCCCCGGTGGATCGTCATAATGAGGGAGGGAGGGATTCCCCGATCACATAGCTTCCTGATCGCGCTCTCTGTTTTCTCTGTCAAATCGTTCGTGCAGCGAACACTATTCAGCTCGCCAGGTCCATCTATCGAGATGCCTACGTGGACCTTGTATTTATCAAATAGGTCGATATGCTCGTCGGTGATGAGAGATCCGTTAGTCTGAATCCCATTCTTACCGTGTTTCTCGAAGCCATATTTGAACACTTCTTCGAGGTGAGCCATAGGGGTCAGCAGAGGCTCCCCACCAAAGACTGCGAAGTCGACCCCAATGCGGTCGAGCTGGGAGCGCACTCTCTCCCAGTTCCGAGGCATGTTGATATTCCCTGCATCTCTTTGGCTTTCCTGATAGCAATACTTGCAGGCGATATTGCAGGCGATACCAACGGGGAGATATTCGACAGTCATTAGTATCCTATGAGGACAGGCTGATCCTGATGCGTGACGTTCGCATGGGCCACATTCTGGTGAATCGTGTCGTTATGGTTCGCATGAGGAACGTCCTGATGCTCGACGTTCGTATGCGTATTCCCATGCGCGTTTGAGTGCGCCGTCTGGGTCCAGTAGTCAACGTGCTCGGTGTTCCCGTGGTAGTTTGTGTGCGCTGACTGCCCAGGTGAGTCGTAATGGTTGTTTGCGTGTGCTAGGTTATCGTGGAAGTTACAGTGATCCTTGAAGTAGTAACCATCATTATGAGCTGGAGTATTAGGAGGTGCATCATAATGGTCTCCATGCTGACCAGTGGCTTGTCCTCGACTTATAATCGTGCAGTCCGCATGATGATAGGAACCAGCCGCAGGATATCCGTAATTTGGGGAGTAGTAATCCCCATGCTCCAAGACAGCCCACTCATCAGTATGCGGGACGTTTGTATGAGTGTTCCCGTGATAATTGGCGTGCTCGTAACTGGTATGATAATTTACGTGTGCTACGTTTGAGTGCCAGTTGACGTGCGCTATGTTATTATGTGCTACGTTTGTATGCGTGTTGGTGTGAGTTGCGATTCCGGTATCTACATGCGTTACGTTTGTATGAGCTAGGTTATCGTGCGCCCAGAATTCAGCAGCTTCTCCTCCTCCAATGTGCCGAAGCGCCCAATCCTCGACCCAGATGGAACCAGTCCTACCGTGATACTCTCCATTCCAGGTCGCTTGTAACCGGAATACTTGAGTTCCCGACTCCGCGATGTAGAAGATATAGTATCCCTCAACCCAGAGAGAACCAGGACGACCCCATCCTATGTTCTTAATGTAGACGCCAGCATAGGACCACTCCCTACCATATGCGTCTACGTAGTTAAGGCTATTCCCTTCGACCCAAAGGGAGCCTGGTCGCTTAGCCATTTACCAGGGAACCCACTTGTCTGCACCCACAGGGATAGCAAGAGTCCCTGCAATCCAAGTAGATCCTGCACCCGTTACCCTCATGATTTCGACGGTCGCATTGTAATTCATAATACGAAGCGGCCAGTCGTTATGAGAAGATCCTGCTTGAAGATGGACACCATGACCAACAGATGCCGGGCATGAAATTAGGAGGGCATGGTATCCATTAGCAGGTCCGTTGATCGTGAGTGCATGACCCGCTATCGTAGGCTGGAGAATCGTCATCGTCCCGCCCTGATGGTTGAAGTAGCTACCACCAGACGTGATGTTAGCGATCGTCCCGCCTGTGACCGCAATAGCGTTGGAGTTCTGGTAGGCCATTGACCCGAGGCCAAGGCTCGTGCGGAACCCTGCGATCGAGGTCTGCCCAGTCCCTCCTCCCTCGACCGAAAGGGTCAGCTCGTTCCACGCCCCCGTCATCCATTGCTGGAATTTGACAGGAGAGCGGACGAGCTTCACCGAGGCGTTCGGAGGGTTTACGAGCGCGTTGTATTGCAGACTAATAGCGTCGAAATCACGATCCTTCACCTCATCGACGAAGGTGACGTAATTGCTAGTTATTGTCGGCTTTGACCAGTCCGCCATCTTTGTTCCTCAGATTAGCGATTTCTTTCGCCATCTCGTCGACCTGAGTATAGAGCTGTTGAAGCTGCTGAGAGAACTTACGACGAACGATCTCTAGCTCACCTACGACCTGGTAGAGTTCCTCAAGGGTGATTTCTTGACGTGGCAGTTCTTTCGGTTGTTCAGGCATCAAAGACTCCAGTTGGAGGATCTGGTGTTCCAGTTACGGTCCCAGGAAGAATACCGTCTGCTGCTAACCTTTCAAGGATACGCTTATGCAGGCTTTTGGTTGTAAAGTTTGCAGTGTTGATATATTTGATGAAGTCGGTCGCAGTCTTGCCAGTATATTGGTGAGTGAACGTCCCACCAAGATTGTCCCTGAGAACAATACGAACCATGCCTGGCACCGGTAGTTCGGGAGGAGGCGGAGCTAATGGTATCGCCTCATGGTCTAGAGTGAGCGTTACCACCTTATACGTGTTCTTGACCTCCTCCGGTTTGACCTCTGGGTCGGTCAGGACTAATTCTTCCATGTTTTACTCCAGTTTGCTCACACGCTGCTCTAGCTCCTGAATAGAAGCAACGAGCATAGGTATCATTCCAGTGTAATCAATTTGATAAGTGCCGTCCGGGGTCAATTCTGTTGGTAGGTCTGTCTGACGAACTAACTCCGGGGCGACCTCTACCAAATCCTGTGCTTGCAATCCGAGACGTAGACGTGGAGCAGCATCAACACCATCTCGAAAATAGAACGAGCCAGGACGCATCTTCAACACTTTATCAAGGCTGCTCGTCAGAGGTGTGAAGTCTCGCTTGAGGCGTGAGTCGGAAAAGACAATATCTCCTACGTAGGTTGCATCAATCCAGACTTGGACGTTCCCGGTCCAATTGAAATTGAACCAGCTCCCTGTCGGAGCAGCATACATACCCGGTTTGCAACCAAATGCCATCGCCTTCACGCCACCAGGTGTCTGCACCTCTCCACCTGCAAAGATAGTGAGGATCTCCGTATCAGTATTACCTCCTCGAAAATAAATGTTAGCGTAACTTTTTATGTATGTATGACTACCCCACCCAAAATAGAGACGTTGGATTCCATCACTGCTAAGGTGCCACACATTCGCAGGAAATGTCAGCGAGCCACCGAAGCTCGCCCCGCCTGCTACCGTCAATCCTCCAGCGAGATACAATCCGGTATTGGAATACAGACCATATGCGGGATGTGACCCAAGATACCATGAGCCTTGAATGCCACCATCAGCAACATCGACACGACCTGGCATAACGAAGGTGCCATTTCTAGTGTAGAGAGTGCTGCAAGCCATATGAGCAGCAGACTGAATATGAGCACTACCAGTAATGCCACCAACGGTCAATGCACATTGGATGTCCACTGAGCCACCGGCTATAATGATTGGCGGATATCCTCCAGTAGTTATGTCGTAACAATGGAGATACCCAAGCCCAGACTGAAAGAACAGCTCAATACCACCACCAGACCCAGGAGGAGTGCCACGCGGACCCTGCGAGCGAATAGTTCCATTACTCGCAAGGATATGATATGTTGAATAAAGACTAGCAGATGTTGAGATATTACCGCTTGCTACTATGGAACACGCTCGGTCTATAGAGACTATAACATCGAATGTATAATTTTCTGCATCGTTTAGAGGCTCGAAGCGTAGTAGACCAGCATTAGTAATAATACGCCATTTCCTTTGGTCAACAGCCATACCCGTTGAGTTGAATACGAGGCCAGCATGATCTCCTCCAGTCGCCGCCCCACCAACAAGTTCTAGAGCATAGTAGGGTGTCAGACTATCTCCAGGAGCCGGTGTGATTCGTTGTCTACGAGTGAAATCATTCTGAACATTCGTATACGCAATATTCGTCGGAAGTGGAGCTATACCCTCGATGCTTGACTGGTTTATCATCATCGGAGTCCAGCTCGCTCCGTTGTCGAGGGACTTCTCGAAGATGTGGCTTCCCTGATTATATCGCTGCCACATTAGACGATACCCCGAGCTTTCCAATCAACAGTCTGCTTCACTCGATTTCCCGAGGAGTCGAAGACCCAGACGTAGAAACCAACAGGATTTGGAATATCCTGGAAGTCAAAGACTGCATAGTAAGGCTCTGTAGTAGTCTTTGTGGTGCAAGTGATGGATTCCACGTCTTTGAAAGGCTTCTTAAATGTGACGTAGGTGCCCGGATCTCCAACAGTGTTGTAAGTTGCGAAAACCTCACCACCATCGTTCTCTCTCTTAACCGAGATGGAGATGCTAAGATTCCAGAGTTCCAGCAAAGCTCGGTCGTCTGATGCGGTCCACTTCAACCTAATGAACAGATGCCTCATGGTTGGGAAATACTGACTAGAACCTGTCACCACAGGAGTCCAGTTTGCATTATCCAGGGAGCTAGACATCTCAATGATGACTGCAACATCCTGAACGTGCAGATTGAAATTGAAAGCTACAGTGACGATGACATTGCTGATCACCGTTCCGTAGTCTATGTATTCCTCGTATTTTCCATCGAGGTCGGTAGGCTGAATGTAGATGACGTAATCAGCCTCCAGCTGGTCCTGGATATCTTCCCAATTGTTATTGACGAAGTGCTGCTCCCAGGTCGTAGAGAACCAAGGCCCTAGGAGGACCGGATTGACTAGAGACTCTAAAGGTGGAATCCTCAGTATATCCTCTTTCGGTCCAAGAAGCCGAGAGATTCTCTTATCCTGTAGCGCGTAATCAGGAGGCGAGGCAACCTGCACCGTAATCGACGCTGGGAGGCCGCGGTTTCCCGCTACATCTATCCCAACAACCGAATATACGTAGGTGCCTGCGACGTTCTCGAAAACCACGAAGAAGTTGGAGTCTACGAGGCCAGCAACAACAGAACCCTTGGAAACCTCGTAATGCAAAATCCTAAACGTCGAAGTCGGGAGAGTCCAACGTAGGAGGACGTTGTTATCAATAACCTCGCGCGCGAGAACTACCGCCGAGATTGCAGGCACATCGACGAGGACAGAACGAGCATCGACTGAGTATTCCCCTGCTACGTTTATCGTCTTGATGAGGAAGTAGTAGGAGCCAGTGAGCAAAGGGTCCAAGTCGACCTGGAGGGAGGCAGTTCGAACCCGGAAAGTTGCAGTGTCCCAAAGCATCCCTTCCCGAATCTCATAACCGTATGCTTGTGGAACTTCGCTCCAGAAGAACCGGACAGAGGTCGGCTGGAACGCAAAGGTGAACGAAGCGGGCTGTAGGAGGATCTCACCGATGTTGGTCGGGAGCCTATCCTTAATTATGAGTGGGAAGATTTCTTCCTGGACAGAGAGGAGGCCACCGTTCAGCTCCATCAGGATTTGATAGAGCCGTGGGTTCTCAAGCTGGATTCCCTGGATCAGCCCTTGAACATCGATGTGCTGCTTACGGAGCTCGGACTCAATGTCTCCGAGAAGCGCTTGGGTATCAATCTCGGCCATTACTCAGCTCGGGTCGACCAGAGGAGCTTGTAATACAAGTTGAAGTTCGTCATCATGAAGTAGTTCCCACTCTGGTTAGTCCTTAATTTCACGGAGCATCTTTCCGACGTGAAATTGAAACCTCGGAAAAGCGGGCGTCCGGGCTGAGGATTCAGAGTTACAGGAGGCACTACAACCTGCTGTGCGTCGTCAAGGCTCGTGAGGTTTATCAGGAGGTAGCCAACCCCCTTAATTCGCGCGCGAAATCCGGTGAAGTGATTTACAGGCCAGTCGTCGTCTTGCGGGAGGAGAGGGAACTCCACCCACGTATCGATAGCGAGGTTGTTGTCGAGCTTCAGATTCTCCACTATCTTGAATACGTTGATGGAGTCGAGGCCAGCAAACTTCATGACGGATTCCTTATCCGCCTCGTTCACATCGACAACTACAGTCTGAGGCCGATAAGGGAACTCCCAAATGGTGAACCTGATATCCTCGACGGTCAAACCTTCTGACCAGTCCACGACGATGATGGCATTGTTCTCCGTTGCTACGTCCAGAGGGCAGGCGACGTAGGTCAAACCTTTCAAAGGATCTACAGCTACTTCGACCTTGTGGAAAACCGCCTTGTTTATTCGGTCCCAGACGTCGGAGATGTTGCTGGTGACCTCAGTGTCGGAGAAAGTTCCAGTATAAAGCTGAAGCCCACTCCTATCTGCGATGAAGGCGCGGTCTCGAACGTCCTCGCCAAAGTCGAGAATTTTTCCAACTCCGTGACATTCGGTCCCGACACTCTTATCGAGAGCGTCAACTTTCCAGCTTCCTGCATTATCTCCATTATCCTGCGTAATGTAGGATCGCTGAGATTTGCAACAAATAAGCTGAGTTCGATACTCGAAGCAGAATCGGACTCCACCGCCACTATCGCCGGGATTGATGGTAACGAAGCCATCGGCCTCGTCAAAGGACTCCGGCTGTCCAATGGCGGAAGCTCTAACGATTGATTCGTTGACATCTTCACCCCAAATAATTAAGCGGCCCCGATAGATGTTGACTCCTACTCCAGCAGGGATAGACCCCATCTGCTCTGAGAGGTAGGAAATGTCTGACTGGAGGTCGGCGTCGAAATAGCTTACGGTCTTAACGGTTGTAGAATTGTCTGGAATCCGTCCATCCGGGATTACATACCAAGTCTGGTTGTTAAAGTCCCCGGAGAAGACCCCATTGATTGCTACATCCTTCGTTCCCATCAAAACACGCGCGACAGTTCCTAGAGGCCCAGTTGGGATGGCGGAAAGATCTATCTTCTTTCCTCCGGTCGTGGAGGAGATAGCGCAGGAGGAGCCGAAAGGCGTAATGTATCCTGATGCAGTCTCAAACGCAACTGCGAAAAGATGAATTCCCGGGTCGAAGTTTCCCGCAACTCCTTCTGCTGCCTGCATTCCCGTTGGAGGCGGAGCTGTTCCTCCCGCAGGTCGTGCAACTCCTGACCCTTCATACACATATAACTTTTCTCCCGGGAGACCACGGAGGCCATTGTGCGGAGTGATGTAAGCTCGGTTGAACATGCTGACCATGCTGAAGTCAGACATGGCCGGGATGGTAAGAATTGCTGTGTGAGTTATGGAGTCAAAGAGGACCCCAGCGTTGTTGAGAATCAGGAGGCGCGCGACCTCGCCGATTCTCTTATAAATAGCGATTCGTCGGATAGGTCCAGTCTCCGCCGTATCGATTGCAGAACCATCCCTCGTCTTAATCCCCTGATTGATGAACTGGATGTTCCTCGACCCTTTGAAAAAGCCCGGGGGGACAGACTCGTCCTCCCCCCGGTCAAAAGTGCCGCGGAACTGATTGAACGAAATCGGCTCGTGGTCTCGGAGGCTCATGCCTTCGGATATTCGAATTCCGCGATCACCACGTCCGAAGTCAGGGCACCGGGATACGCTGCAGCAGGAACTTCGGTCCCGGCAGGAACGAAGCAGAGGATCTTCCCGGTCGCCGCATCGTAACGGAACTGATGTGCGGTCTTGTTGTAGAAATTCGCCCAGAGAGGATTCTTGACTGTCCCTGGCTTCAAGAGACCCGTGGGAACTTCCCCTGAGGTCACGTAGGAGCCGGAGAAAGTCAAAGTTCCGATGACCCGGATCGTGCGGAACTCCGGGAGCTTCTGTGTCTGAGTAAAAGCAATAGGCATTTTCTCTCCTCGACCGTCAGACCCTAACTCGGAGCAGCTAGGCGCGGTATCTGGTCCGCCCTCTGCGAACCGGCATTCGTTGACCACGCTTCACGAGACCACCAATGAGGACGTCATACCACTGTTCAGCGTCCGCATTGAGGTTCTGAGCGCGTGAGTAGTTCTCTCCCAGGAGGGCAGCTGCGATTGCTGCGGTCCTGGCTTCCAGAAACAGTTCCGAATTGAGGATCTGGATGTTGGAGTTGACGTCGGTTATCGGGGTCAAGCCCTTCATGAACTTGATGTAGAGGTCTCGATCCGTGAGGGCGGGTAGTAGTTTAATCTCCTCCTCCCGCCATGCCCAACACTGAAGCTCTGTGGTCGGGTGAGATGTAGGTTCCCAGTTCCTCTCCTCAAGATACCGGAAATCCCTCTGGGGTGCTCCTCGGGCACCCTCTCGAATTTCAATCGGATAAAGCAATCCCAAGGGGAGACCTGAGCCATCCCCAAGGGAAGCGACCCCGACATTCACGGGCACCCTCTCTGCTACCTCTTTCGTGACTCCCATGCCCGAGCGAGACAAGCGGGTCTGGAGTTCCCGGTATGCCTTACTCAAGAGCGGGAGGAGCGCAGTATCCGGATACATTATCCCCTGAGGATCATTCAGGAGTGGTTTTGCACCTTGGAGGATCGTGGCTGCCAGGATCGCCATTCTAGCCCTCTACTTCACTTTTCGGGTCGTTGAAAACGACTGCTTTGATTGCCCACATCGCAGTCGTTTCGTTTTCCGTAATCGCGACCGATGCCTGCCGAGAAGGAGGACAAATCTCCTTTATGAGCCGCTCACCCTCGGAAAAGTGAGCACGGAGCCGGTTGATCTTTTCGAGTCCTTCTGCTGATGGTTTATGATACGCATACGGCTTGTCAATCATCTATCCCTCCTTGATTCGAGCAACACAGAGAGTCTCAGCGTCAAACAGGAGCTTCAGAGCATCAACCCGTTCCTGAGAATCTGGAACATTATAGAGGATGCTCTGAGCCAGGGTAACGAAGTCGAGAGAGACCTTCTTTACCAACCTTCCCCGAGGATGCTCCGGTGCCTCCCAGGTAAAGACATCCTCGACGTTAAACGTGTCGATTGGCATTCAGATCCTCCAACCACCGTTCCAGAAGCTCGATGATCTCTTCCAAGTGGTGGTCTGAGACGTCAATCTTATCGACGACCTTATCACCCTTGCAGAGTTCTAGGGTGAAAGACCAGAGTTCAGCCTTTGACACAAGTCACCATCGCGGCGGCAGTAGTGCATCGGATGAAGGAGGCAGCAGAGTCGAAACCTTCCACCGGCCCGGTCATCGCAGCCCAGGGACCAGTAGCGCTCTGTGCGAGTTCGCAATTCGGTTCCGCCCGAACCCGGACCTTGAACGAGGGAAGCGCCCAGACAGCATTCTGTGCAATCTGGGTCGGGACACCACAGGGAATCTGGTATGTCGGCATTAACCTCTCACTTTCTCAATGACACCCGCCCCGAGGAACTCCTTCTCGTATCTGGCCTTATCCAGAATACCATGACACGAGGGGCAGATGCAAGCGACCGGGTGAACCTGAGCGAAACAGAACCTACATTTGCTCAGGCTTTCTTCGATACGATTCTGGACCATCCAGTCCCGATCGGTCTGTCCTAGAACTTGGGCGGCAGTTCTTTGCAGTCCGGTGATGAATTTGTGCTGGCGGTATCTGGCCCAGTCGTCATCTGCCATTCTCAACAGCCGCACATACCACTCATCTTGCAGCCTTTTCATCCCTTCGAGGACGGCACCGTGCGCGGCTGCAAATGCGAGTTTCCCGTTCTCGTTCGGGAGGTATTCCCCCCAGACCCAATCTATGCCCGGCTCCGCGATTCCGGCCTCGTAGCAGACCATAGCAGTTTTGTGGTCGTAGGCCACGGATCGAGCAACCAAGTCAGAGGGATCAGGCACAATGAGTCGAGGACGATTTGAGTCAAGATAAACGGCATGTTGGCATCGTTCGATGTTGACCAGATTGAAGTCTCCCGGCTCCGTGTAGGGGATAATGAAAGTTCCCGGAACGAGTCCGGGCTTCTCCTCTACCAAGGGATACGGGAGGATGGTGACGATGGTGCAGATGTCGTTAGATCTCGGAGGCATGGACGCTCTCTTTATAGACTTTCGTTGAATCTACAAACACGGAGTTCTCGAATGCGAACAGGGCGGACCTCCCGGCCTCATGGAATTGAGCCTCAAAATACTTTGCATCTTCTTCCATCGAGGCGTGGTATTTATCCCTCATATCCGCGTCCGAAAGCTGCCGCCTTTCTCCGAACTCAGCAGTATGCATAACTGCGTCCAAAGCCCACTCAGTGACCGGGAGAGCTTCACCTTTAGCGTCTTGAAAAACATAGACTGGCTCATAGGTCCCGCTCCTCACCGGGGAAGAGATGTCTAATGGACTACTTTGAGAAACAAGCTCGCGATGAACAGAGCTACCAGGAGGTAGAAAAGTAAGGCGCTCAAGCACCCAACGCGGACCCACATACCAGTATTTAGGGACGTCTCTAACTTCTGTTCGCTCTCGAAGAAAGATTGATCCATAGAAGTCGGAGAAGGTTCCGAGTCGTTTTTCACGCTGGTCTGGTGCCCACGATATTCTCCAGATTGGGCGGCCATCAAGGGACCTCCCGTGATCTGCCAACTTGTTGTTAAAGTAAGTGATTAAGACGTTGTCCATAAAAAAGCCGCGTGGCCTATCTGACACCGTTCCGCTCCGATAGACCCAAAGCAGGTGAAACGGTAAAAACCCTGCACCGCGGTCTAAGTTGGGAGGCCGAATCCGTGTTATCGAATCCGGCCCCCTTCCCTCCTCTACATCAGTAGCCCGACGGAACCGTCAGGGTATCGATGTATGAGCACGAAGCCGGATTGTTGATGAAGGTGTTGAACGATGCGGTCAGGTAGAAGATCGTCGCCGTGGCAACTCCACCAGATGCTCCGCGAAGTTCAAAGAGCCGCCGACCCTCTTCCTCGTAGAAGCCTGCGGGATGCATTTCGGCGCGTCCCCAGACCTCTCCGACGATGAAGTCGATTCGGGTCTTGTCCCACGAATACGACCGGCGAATCGGCGCTCCAGCGATCTGCTGGATGTCGAAGTAGAGGTCGAGACCCTGGGACGATCCGCCATTGCGGTTGACCACCTGCACCGCCTGTCCCAGCTCCTCGTAAGCCTGGACCTGACAGGGATGCATCCACGCCTGAACCTTGACACCGTTGTCGAGACCGATGCGGTCTCCGATGCGATTCAGAGCAACCCTCGCGTGTGCAGGTGCCAACGGACCAGCCGCTGCAACTCGTGAGGCTCGAATCTCTGGAAACTGCGCTCGATCCAATCCGAGCCAAGTCCCAGTTGACGCATTGTTGTGATGGTAGGGAACACCAAGCAGAGCGACTGGATTGGCCCCAGATAGCCCTTCGATGACGATCCTATCACCAGCGATGGGCGAGGTCGCCGCTCCCTTGATGCGGAATGTCTTGGCCGCATAATCCACCAGGTCGATCTGCGCTGCGGTTCCGACCAACGCTGCTCCAGCCGAGGGTGCAATGACCCGAGCTGCGGCAAAGGCTGCATCGTAAACCGACACGAACTGTCCGTATCGGAGGAGGCGCACACCGAAACCATCCGTCGTGCAGGTGTAGGTGTCCTGGCCGCCCGCAGTTGAGACCGAGGTGATCGTGGCGACCGCGCCATTTCCACCCGTCATGAGCGAGGAATCGACCTGACGCCGGAACTCCGCCATCGCCTTTGCAAGCAACTGACGGAATGCGTTGACAACCGACTTCCTCGTATCGTCGGTGGCCCACTGTGCCCGCTTCTGCCACTCCACACCGTGCTTCATGTGGACCGTGGAGACGAGAGCCTTCTCGAACGACTGACCATCGCCGCGTCCCAGGTCGCCGCCATCCGGAGAGAAGTAACCGAACCGTCCACCGGGTCGGATTTCCATCGGGACTCGCATATCCCGATTCGATACCTTCTCTACGTCCCGCTTCTCGATGTTGCCATAGAAAAGCGAATCGCGGTCGAACAGGACGGGCACTTTGCTCTGGACTGTTTCCAGCTCAGCAGCAACTACCTGCGTCTCTGTTAGAGCCATAAATCTCCTATTTCTTCAGAGTGACCTTGCCCGAGAGTATGTCCAGGTCGGTAGTGTGGGCGTAGTCGATTTTCTTCGGATCGAGAACCGTCGCCCTTTCCCGCCGCTGGTCAACCCGCTTCGAAGATCCCTCGAAGGGCTTCTTTTTCTGTGGAGTAGCTGCGAGCTTCTCGTCCTTTCCGTTACCCACTTTTCTGGTGGGAGAGGAGCCGAGATACTCCGATCTGATTCGGTTCCGGAGGTCACGCAAGAGCGGACGCGCACCCGAGAGGTAGGTGTTTACGATACTCTCTTTGCTCTGTCGTGAGTAGGCGTCTCCCGCAGCCCGTTTCCATAGACCCTGCATCCTACGTGCGTGGACGGGGTCCTTGGCGAGCTGGGAGTTCATCTCGTTTATCACATCTTGCACTATAGAGGCTTTCATCCGTTCAGGCATCGTTCCAGCCGGGTCCAAACCCTGCCGAATGGTCTGGTCCAGCGAGGATGTCACGTAGTTGAAAATCTCCCCATCGGCCTCTTGAAATCGAGTCTGAGCCCACTGCTGCCGCTCCTGCTGGAGCTGAATTTCGGCAGGATTGGGTTCTTTCTGCTGCTTTTTCGAAATGTCCGGAATCTCCCCACCATTTGCAAATATGAAATTCGCGAGGTGGCGCGCTGACATCGCAAGATTCTTGTCTCCTGTTTTCTCCCCATGCTTGAAGGCGAGAAAGATAAGCTCCTCTAAGACCGGTTCGGTAGCCGAAATGAACAGCTTCTCGTCAATCTCCCTGAGTTTGGGCAACCAATTGAGAGCAACCTCCTTGAAAGCTTTCGGGTTGTTCTCCGCAAGCTCACTCATCAGGAGGTCAGGAGACCCTTGAACCAGCGTGGATTCCAATCGGTCGTAGTTATCAGCTTTGACCGCAGCCTGCGCCGCATCTTCGGGCGTCGCATGATACTTCGAGAATTCCTGGTCCCTGAAAAGAGCAGCCTTCAGCTCTGGAAACTTCTTGAAGATACCAGGGAACTGCTCTTTTATCGCCTTTAGGGTCGGTTTACCCTGGACGGGCGCGTCGGCCTCGTCGGTCTCTTCGGACTCCTCGCCTTCGTCGGTCTCGTCACCTTCGTCAGTTTGATCTTCGCCATCTTCTTCCTCCTCGGCGAGGTCTTCGGTTGTTGGCTCCTCGTTGAAGGTTCGAGTTTTTTCAGGAGCAGGAGCAGATTCTCCAGATGGCTCGTTGAGGACGGCCATGTCTGCAGAGAAGTCCCCATCTGATCCCCCTCCGGTATCATCGGGTGAAAAGAACTGTTGAAACTTGAAGAAAAACATTTAACTACTCCTGAGGCGGTTTCTCTTTACCTTCAGATCCTTCAGCTTCAGCTTCAGCAGCCTGAGCCTCTGCCATCTGCACTAATCTCTGGTGCTCCTGCATATGAAGGAGGACATTCATATACGCGCCAGGATTCTCTTTCTTGTATTGCAGGCCAATCTCAGATTTCAGCCATGCCTGACACGTAATCATCTCGATCTCGTGGTTATCGAGACTTTCATCTATCGGGACCGAGGAGGTCATCATCGGCATCCCCATACCTTCTTCAGCCGAAGGCGCAGCCTGAGGAGGAGCAGGAGGCCCAACCGGTCCCATACCTTCCTGAGGAGGTGCTTGAGGAGGCATGGGAGGCATTGTCTGGGTCGGCTCAGAAAGAATAAGCTCCCCGATCTCTACGAGCTGTTTATTCCTGTCGTCATCGCCAGGGATGTAGAGTTCAGGAACTCCAATGATTAGGGCGATGAGTCCTGCATTCTCGGGGTGTCGGAGGACGTTCATCACATCCTCGTTACCACCCTGGAATAGCTGGAGAATCATATCCCTTTTCTGCGCCCAGGAGATCGGGAAGCTTTCGTTGACGTCAGGCTCAACCTCACCCACCGAGCCGGTCATGTGGATGTGCCGAATCCAAACGTTCACATATGTAGAGCCACGCTTTTCTACGTATTTCTCGTCCTCCAGCATGTTGATCGCGTAGCTCCGAACTGCCTTCGAGAGCATCCGCGCCCACCAGATCTTGACGATTTTCCAAGTAATCTGGAGTCTCTGGAGAGCCTGCGCTCGGCTCATTTCGTATTCTTTGGCGGTTCCTGATCCTCCCGTAATTGAGCCGCCAAAAACCGTAGGTAAGGCTCCGGAGATGAACTGACCGACTCTTTCAAGGCGATTGAGGAACTTGTCGATTTCTTGGGAGATAGATGATGTCTTAGCTTCAAAAAATCCTTCACCAAGGGAGCGTCCAGCGGGGGCCTTAGCTGGGGAAACTTGACCAGGGCGCGCTTCCGACTTCCCGTATGCATCAAAATCGAGCACATCAGGGTCGGCATAGAGTTCAGGTATGCCAAACTCAATACCTTCAAGAGTGAGGTTCCATCCTTCATTCGTCATGTCCTGAATCGGCATTACGGAGGAGCCGACGGATTCGGCATGAAGATTTTCGGAGAGAGGATGCTCCGTAATCGTCCAATGGTCCTCCATGACGTCGGGAATGCCCTCGACGACGAGGTCCTTGTTGATTACGACGCAATAAACGCCATTCGGGTAGAGGGAGCGGAGTTCCTCTATTTCGTCCTTGTGACCAGCCATACCCAGGACATTGTAGGACCACGGTTGCAACCACACTCTCCGACAGGTGCAAAGGTCGGTCGAAACGTCGCCTTTGAGGGCTACAGACGTTCGCATCGCCCGATCCATGCTCTCCATGTCTATCAGAGGTTGAATACGCTCGGCAATATCGGGATAAATGTCCTGAAGTTTGGCGTAATGTTCTTCAGTTTCGAGAATAAGATACGGTAAATCCTCTTTTTTCGTCGCCCAGGGAGCAACTTTGACATTTAGAGGTCCGTAGACTTCAAGACACTCCCTATTCTTCGGAGTTTTCGCGTATCCGGCGATTCTGGGGACCATTTCCTCAAAATCATCGGATTCAGGCATATTATCGTAGCCACACTGCGGGCAAGCCTGAGTTCCCATCGCCTGGTCGGCCATCGGAGGCAGACTTTGGGCTACGGGAGGCTCGTCAACCGGACCAGTGGGCGACGGGAGGTCCATAGGACTCGGTTCTTCGGACCCAGCCTCCTCCGGGGACTGAGGAATGGGGGAGGCAGAAATTTCCTCCGAACCGAGAGCGTAGCCGCAGTTCGCACAGTAGTATTCGCGAGTAACTACGGCATGATTCTGAACGATTGGCTTCTCGTAGACGCCAAACTTCTCAGAGGCTCGATTTTCATTGTAACCAAAGATGACTCCTTGATTATACAGAATGAAAAGAGCCTTCATGAACAAAAGCTCGGCGTAGTTATGCTTCTGAACGAGCATTCCTATCTTCGTATACGCCTTCGCCGTCTGAATGTCGTCAGGATTCTCGGCGTCGTCAGGCACGAAGGGAACAGTCGGCAGAGCCGAACTCATCGCAGCGATAATAACCTCTCCGTAAGCTCTGTAGATGTTGATAATCTTAGCATAGAGAGCTGGGTCAATATCGCTCTGCGGATCTTCTTCTTTGATTTGGTCCGGAGTGCGCCAATCGAGAGCAAAGTCTGACCACCAGATGTATTGGATATTATCCCAATAACAGAGCTGTTTCCGCCACTTCTTAATAAGACGCTCACGCGCGAAGCGGTCGTGCTGCTCAAGGTGGTCGATGATGCGGGCGAGATTTTTAGCAATATCGGAGTCACAGAAGTGCTCCTTTTCTTCCGGTTCTTCAGGCGGCGCCTCGGGAGTGAGAGCCAGAGCTTCGTCCTGCGGCTCCAAGTCACCCTGGACGATGGGACCACCCAGATCTTCCTGGGGAAGAAGCGATTCGTCGAGGAGTTCTGACTCAGCTGGAGGAAACATCTTCTAGTTCCATCAAATCCCTATCGTAATCTGCTTGAGCAGAAACAGGCTCATCGGGATTATTTAATGCGCCTTTTCGAGCCTCCTGAGGCCGTTCCCTCAATTCTATCTGCTTTTTCCAGTATCTTTCCTTGGAATCCGCTTCTAATCGGGCAGCTTGCTGTGACCAAGGAATCACAGTCTTCTTTACGGGCTTAAATTCACGCTCTTTGGCGTCGATATGGGCCTCGGAGGGGAGGACACCGGATCGGCGCAATAGGTTGAGACGAATCTCCCGCTCATCTGCCTCCAAAGCTCGAACTCTGTCCTCTAATTTCATGTTTTGAGCCATGTAGCCCGTGTATGTCATCTCGGCAGACCGTAAATCGTTCTTCAGGCGAACAATTTCGGCCTCCAACCGAGCAAATTTACTCCACGGCCACATCACATCATGCCCTGTTGACCCATCATGGCTTGACGATAAGCCATCATACGCGCACGAGGATCTTGCATTCCGCCCTGACCCTCCTGCATGGCCTTCATTTGCATGATTTTCTGCATCTGCATGGGGTCAGGCTGCATGGGAGGCCCTTCCAGGTTCGTCCCCATCGGCATTGGTTGCATCGGGGGAGGAGGACCCTGCGGCATCTGCACACCCGGAGGAGCTTGACCCGGTGGGAGACCTTGCGGAGCCTGCATTTGCTGCATTCTCTGCATCTGAGCGTTTCGCTGAGCCATCATTGCCTGGGGAGGCATCTGGGGTCTCTGCATTGGTCCCTGAGCTTGGGGAGGCATTCCTCTGGGAGGTCCCATCCTCTGAGGCATCCCTCCACCCATCGGAGGAGGACCTCCAAGCGACTCTCTCGGCCCACGGAGCTTCTTTGGGCGAGCAGGTTGACCCATCGGAGCATCAGGAGCGCCGCCGATTCCCATTGGTGTGTCCATAATTAAGCCCTAAATCTGTGTCCTACTGACCTTGCGCGCGTTCGGTGGATGGACCTGCTTTTCCGAAGATATTTGTGCTCGAAAACGTGCATTTGCCGGTGGAACTGGTTGTAATCATTCGTCTCCGTGAGTTTCTGAATGATTTCTCCCAGGGCGGTCTGTTTCTCATGCTTGGTTTTAGACTCTCGAATATATCGAGAATAAGCCTTGATAAGATAACGACCACCATCATAAGGGTCATCACCGTCGAATTCCTGAACGTCCTCGGCATTCTTTCCATCTTTTTGCTCATAAATGCAAGAGGGAATCGCTTCCCTAAAATGACTGCAAGAACGACAAACTTGCAACTTCGGCAGATTTAACTCCGGAGGGTCAGGCTCGAACATCTTGACGTATTCCGAATATACGTCTGGACCTTGCATTCGCAGGATTCGCTGCGCGGTTTCTTCCCTGAATCCCTCAGCAGGCGTGTATTTAGGTGGCCGAGGCTTCCAGCGAAGCATCTCGTGCATGAGGAGCTTTCCACCCAATCGATCATTATCTGCTTGCTCCCAGGAAATTCCTGTGGCCTCTGTAATTTGTTGCTGAAGGGTCTTAGCCTCTCCACGTTTTCCCCAAGCTGAAGGATCAAGGGTTGCCGCTCCCAGATTGTCTAATTCAAACTGAGAAATTCTTCTAACGTCTGACCCCCACTCCTCGATAGAAGTTTTCTCCCTAACGTATTCGCGATAAAGAAAGAGCCTGCCATCCGGTGCCACCGCTCCCCAGCCGACCCATGTCTTAGCCGTATAGCCCCAATCAGCTGCGATAACTCGTGGCCACCAATATGGCGGCTCGAAATCTGGAATAACATGACACGCAGTCGTTGGCTCCCCTTGAAATGGTGATCCAACGTATGGGTCTCGCCATTCATTGAAAACTTGTCCGGAAAAAACCCACCAGTCGCCATCTATCTTCGCGCGCTGCTCTGCCTCTGGGAGGATTCGGAGCCGGTTGATGTAACCCGGGTCCTTCTCCATGAGGTAGGGATTGTCCGTGAGCTTTGCTCTAACGAAAAAACGGTATGATTGCGTGTAGGCATCGTAGAGCTTTGCTCCTCCTTCAGGCGCCGGAGCAACAAATCTTGTTCTGACCCAAACGTGACCGATGTTTCCAGGATTCGATGCTGCTCTAATGAGTGCAGGAACTCCGTCAAGTGTAGAACGAACTCGGGATGTGAGATACTTATAAACAAATTCGAGGAAAGCAGTGAGTTCGTCGAATCCGACGTAATGATATTCAGCCGTATCATGTTCACGCGCGTCTCTCTCAGTTTCCAAATAAGAGAGTCGAATCTTAGCTCCCGAGGGGAAAGTCCAGACGTGCTTGGTATCGTTGTAAGACGCTCCAAGAGGTTTATAAAATCCATGCGAACGAGGGATAAGGCTCTCTTCAAGTTGTGGGAAGGTCTGACGAAAGAGCGCACCGTGGAACCCACTTTTCTCGTGAAATCCGTAAAGTATGGGGAGCATTAGGAGAAGCTCGGACTTGCCTCCTCCTGCTGCACCCCCATAGAGAGCCTCGAAAATCGAGAAGGGTAGACGGATGAACTCGACCTGTTTAGGGTGCGGCTTCCATACCTTCTCGAATCTCGAAGTTACTTCGATCACTTCTTATACGGCGTCGGAACCGGAGGAGTCGGGAGCTGACCTGCAACCGGTGGCTTGACCCCTGGGAGACCCTGGTCCGGCTTCGGGGGCTTCGTTTCGGCGATGGGAGGCGTGACCTCGGGCCGTCGGCGAAGGTTCCCGATGTTCACCGCTCGAACGTCGAGGGCTTCCGGGATCTGGTCCGGTCCGAAATCATCCTGGAGTGCCATGAAAGCGGCTTCGGTCATGACGATGACTTCTTCGAGCTGTTCTTCGAGATCGTTGCCGTCCGCATCGTGCTCGTGGTAGTAGAACCCGGCGATGATGTCTCCCGAGTTCACCTTGATGAGACCCCGCTTCGTTTCGTAGGCCAGAGGTCCGACGCCTCGGTAGCGACGAACGAAGAAGAATGGGACGGGAAGACCCTCGGTGATGACGTAATCGCCGTCGGGGTTCTGACCAGCTTCCCATGCCTCGGCGCGCGCCTTCTCCATGTCGAGAGCTTGAGCTTCGAGTTCGAGACGCGTTTCCTCCGCAGGGTCCGGGAACGGAGTCGGGACCAATTCTTCCTTGGGTTTCGGAGCGAGTGCAGTTTCCATCATTTCCCTTTCTTAGCAAAGATCTTACGTTTCGCGGGAGGAGTTTTTTCTACAAACTCGCGCGCCACGCCCTTTGGTATCCGGTCTGAGGCCCCATGGAGTGCGGCCTGCATTAATCGGTATTGCTTCCCAGAGACCGCAGGCATTATCTAATCCGCAGGGAGGTTCCGCCGAGAAGCAAATAGATGAGAAGGATGAGGAGAACGATTCCCAAGAGGCCAGAGGGTCCATATCCCCATTGCCGAGAATATGGATACCAAGGGCCGGAGAGTGCAAAGACGATGAGAACAACGAGAAGGATCAGAATCATTGGAACCACTTCCCTTTATGTCCCGCGGGTTTCCGGAATCCAAACCACGGCTTAAGTATTGGACAATGGAGGAGGAAGAGAAGGATCAAAAGCAGGATGAGAGGTAGGACGGTCATCAATCACCCTAATTTCAATCATCCGAGGTCCACGATTTTCTGCGGGTTCAATGACAGAGCCTTCGACTCGATCAAGAATCTTGAGATCGTTGAAAGCCTTGGTCGTGCGCTGGAGAGCAGTCCAATGGAAGAAATAATCCCTTCCATCATCTCCAGATATGAAACCAAATCCCTCTTTGAGCTTTCTAACCTTTCCGCGCATCAGAGGGAGAATCTTGTCTTGGTAGTTTTCGAAGGTTGTTGAGGTCATGGAGTTTTCTTTGAAGCTGAGAAAGATTAGGAAGGATCTTTAGGGAGGTCCGGAGAGGAGTCGATGTTGATCGTGGGGTAGTCGTCGTGGAGAGCAGGCTCCGGACGCATGATATGAAAGTGAACAGACTGCTCTTTCTGGTCAACGAACTTATCCTGCGTAGCGGCTGAAGCGGAAGCAATAATTCCGGAGAGATTCTTTGCGACAACGCTTAATTCTGTAGCCCTTTTCACCTGGGAGAGTTTGTTGTCATCAAGGAGGTCCAAGGTAGCGAGAAGTCGATTGAAACACTTATCAACAATGACCCCGTGACCCCCAATAATCTTTTCTCGCAGTTCCTCTTTTGGTCCCCGGCGAGGGTCGTATTGAGTATGATTCCCTTCGTAGCCGTTTCTGAACGAATGCCCCGACGCATAAGTAACGTCACCAAGATTAGAGCCTTTTGTCGTTCCCAAGATCCCAGCGGCAACTCCGATAGCAGCCTGCTCATCGACGTGTAAACCCTTCGGACCTCGACCGGAATACTCTTTTCCATTCTTCAGGATTCTGGGATTCAGGATTTTGTCGAGGGACTCAGGAGAGAACTCTGCCGGGAGGATTTCTATCGGGGTGCAAGGGTCCAAGGGTGCGGTAGGAGATATGGGACCCTTTTCCTCCTCGGAAACTTTGGGAACCTCGGGAATTTCCGGAAGGGGAAAAGAAGAAGGGATAAGATCATTATCTTCTCTCCGCAAGCGACTAACTAAGTTAGCCTCTGAAGATAAACGAGCAGCGAGTTCGGCGTCCGAGATAAACATTTTGGATAGATGTTGGCCTTGCGCGATCTTACCACAGAACAATTTATGCTGTCAATAGGGGTTTTATTGGGCTTTTAAGTGTTCTCCTGGCAAACGATTATACGGAAGGGAAGCGAACAAATTAAGAGGGTCCAGATGGATTCAGGATAAGAAAAACAGATATGAGTTGGCTACCACCCCCCCGTCCGGGTTCATGGGACCCAAATAGTTAGTAACTATACTTTAGTGAGGACCGGAGGAAAGGTAAGGACCGGAGGGGAAGTAAGTAGCTATAAAAAAATAAGTAGCGGATTATTTGTTAGTAACTAATTATTAGTATGCCGACCTCGGATACTACGATATCGGACTATCGGGATACGAATAAGGCGAGGTCTGCTGTCCCTCGCCTTACTCTCCGACTAACCTACTCGGACGATGATCCTGCCGCCGATGCTAATCGTTGCACTCTGCTTTGCGTCACTTACTGGATACTGACGCGCGCCGATCTGAATTACGCGCGCCATTACTCCGAGTCCAAACCCTTCGCTTTGCGCTGCGCCTGCACGATCAAAACCGCCTCGCGCATTGACTCGGCCAAACCAACTTCAACTAACATTCGGGCTGCGTTGATCACGAGTTCCGAAACCGGCTGCGTCAGAATGTTCCGGTCAGGCTCGTTGAACGGTGCAACCGCGTAGCGAGTCTCTCCGAAACCGAATGAAAACGCCCACGCATGCGCTTCAGGCTCGGAATTGAACGGCGCATAAATCACGCCGAGAATGACAACCGCCCATGATCCGGGCGCAACCGAAACCGCCTCGCCATAACCGCCGCCGTCATACTTTTTTGCCATTTGATTTTCTCTCTGAAAGTTGGGAGCGGAGATGATCCCCCGCTCCCCCGAACCGAACCGATTACTTGCGACCGATGAAAAGTAGACCGGCTGCAAGTATGAACAGCCAAACTACGCCCGCCGCCGTCATTAGACCGGCAGGCCCTTGCGGAGTCGGCCAGCTTTCACCATGGCGACCGCATCGTCCAGCGTTTCGGCAACGCCCTGATCCAGCATCGTCTGTGCAGCCTTCGCAATGGCTTTTGCCGGACCCTCGATCAGCTCGGCCAGCTTCGCGCGGAGTTCCCGCTTTACCTCCAGGTCGAAACCGTAGTTGAAATGATCCGCCGCGCCTTTCGCTTTCTCCGCGTCGGATCTGGTGTCGTCACCGGTTTCCGGCTTCTCGGTTGCGGCAACCTCTTTTCCGCCGCACAGGAGTTTCGCGCCGTCGAAGTTGACCGCGACGAACTTCTGATAGGTAACGAACTCGTCCCTCGTGTTTCCCTTGCCACGAATGACAACCGCCGTGGGATCGCCCGTCGGCTGAAGTGCGCCGGCTGCAACCGCCGCAGCCAGTTGATCCGAACTCAGCCCGTAAACGGTTTCCGCTGAGTAGTGCCCACGGGATTCACCCTTGGGAGTCTCCGTCGTTTCGATCGTATTGCTCACAATTACCTCACCTGAACTTGTGACAAGGTTCGTTTTCGCCTTGTCGATTTTCGAGTCTGTCGTTTTCGCACTCGGCTTTTTTGCCATCGTCTACTTCTCCCGGCTGAACTCCGCTGCGCCGTTTCGCCGCCGCAACCGCCAACCGAAACACAAGTGTAGCACGAGAACGCGCCAGCGCACCAAAAATCAGCAGCCCGGCGAAAAAAAAAATCGCTTGCATTCGCCGCTCCCGGACCCGGCCCGGCGCAGCCGTATCCTCCCCGGCACCCGGTCCTCCGGCCCGGAGACCCAGGGTAAGCGCGACGGAGGCGTATTCCGGTCCCAGGCTCGAGACCGAGAGGCGCGCGTATCTAGAAAGCGTTCGCCTTTCCCGAACAATCGTTCACGGAGGCGCAAATTCGGGCCGGTCTTACCCACGCGCGCGCAGTTTCGGAGGCTTAGAACAATTTCCAGAGGCTTAGAACAGTTTCCTACGGAACCTCTCAGGGATGATCGCGGGGAGGCGCGTATCTCCCCATCAGGCTGATTCCAGGCTTTCCCCGACCTTTCCCTAGGCTGTTTCTCACCTGATTCTATCCTTACCCGAAAAGCGATCGACCCAATGAAAACGCGCACAAAAAAGCGATCTACCGAAAGAGGATCTGTATATGTGGGGATCTCCCTCCTTCTCGAAAAAGATACCGTTCGCCGGGCGAACACTTTATTTCTCGTATCCTTTTCAGTTTGATGAAAAAAAAAAAAAAT